ATTATAACTGTATGGTTTGTCTACTAAGAAAGAAAAGGATAAAAATGATTAGTGATGACGGAGTAATGACCCTAAGAGTTAGAAGAGTTACTATTGATGGAGAACCCGCCCACTGGGACATTGAAGGCGAGATAGTTAGAGACGGGGAATCTAGTGGAACATTCGGCTGCACCTCTCCGACCTTCTATGGTGGGGTGGATGCCTTTTTTGAGTATCTCCATGAAGAACTCAAGGATGAAGAAGACAACCAATGGCTAATGTTCAATGCCAGCGTGAAAACGAATAACAACCCTGTTATTGATGTCCAAGAAGGATAAGTTGTTCGTAGTTAGGCCCAAGTATATTAACACACCATATATATCCAATGCCAAAAATCGTCCAATATGACACTTATAAATAGGGGCTATTTTTTGTATACTTTTAGGTGTAAGAGTGTATAGTTACGCTCAAGAACACCCATCTACGAGAGGAAAAGACGTATGGACTGGAAACAACCTTTTGAACTTGCTTTTGAGTTAGGACTCTGGGCGATTGGCTGGACACTGGTGGCAATCATTGGATTGTTTATCCTTGCTCTTGCTGTTGCTGTTTTCAAAGGAGTTATCGCCACTTTCAAAGGAAAGAAGCCCGCTAAAGAAATGACCAAGACTTTTAGATTGGTCAAGGGCGATGGCGCGGGGCAGTAAACAACTCAACATCAACTTTGGTTGGGGGACTTGGGATAGTTGGGGCTTTGGTCTCAACTACTGTCGCTATGCCAAATCCGTAACCATTGAATTTATCCATTGGTATTTCTATGTAGAAATGTGGAGTCCTCGTGACAACTAAAAAGGTTGCTTATTGCTATGCCCGTGTTTCTACCGCGATGCAAGCAGAAGAAGGTGTGAGTCTTGATGCTCAAGAAAAACAACTTGTTGGTGCTGCCGAGTTCAATGGATATGAAGAAGTAATAATTCTTCGTGAAGAAGGAAAATCTGGAAAAAGCATCAAGGGAAGACCTGTTCTTACTAAAGCACTAGAAGACCTTGATAACGGAAAAGCCGAAGCACTTTTTGTAACTCGCTTAGACAGACTTGCTCGCTCTACAAGAGACTTCTTAGAGATTGTTGACCGTTCACATAAACACGGATGGCGTCTAATGCTTCTTGATTTAGGTTTAGACACTGCAACATATCAAGGACGATTCGTTGTAACAATTATGTCTGCTATGGCTGAAATGGAGCGCGGAATGATTTCTATGCGCCAAAAAGACATTCATCAAGACAGAAGAACTAGTGGTAAGCGCTGGGGAATTGATTTAGGTCCATTGCCACTTGTATCTAAAGATATTGAAGAACGCATTAATAAAGAAAGAGATGCTGGACTTTCTTATAAAGAAATTTCTGATAACTTGAATAAAGATGCAATACCAACTCTTCTTAAAGGTAAAAAATGGTACGCATCAACTGTTCGTGACATTTACTTACGTTATAAATCAAGTAGTTAGAGTTACTTTCCTGTAAAATTATCACCACAATATTCTTCTGTGGTGGGAGATTTACTCTATGATGCGGCTACACGCTGCTCGCTTTATATCTTTGCCTATTTCTAAGAAAGTAATAATAGGCTTATTTGGGTATCCATTTTTTGTAGTAATCTATTCATTACTTGCTCCAACACAAGCATATGCTGAAGAAGGAGTCCCTCAAGACGGAGGTGGAACGGAAAACAATAACTCGGTTTCCAGTGCGTCGTCGGGAGGTGGTCCAAACGCTTCTTCAGAGAGTTCAACGCAAGAACCATTGGCTGAAGCAGCAACTGCTGTAGCAACGGCAGTGTCTAATGTAGCAAGTCTTCAAACACAGATTACTCAAATTCAGGAGGTAGCATCATCAATACCCCAACAGACAGAACAAGTTTCCCAATCAATTCAAACTGCGACTACATCAACACAGGAAGCATCTAGCGCAACAACATCAGCAGCAACATCAGTTGCTACAGCAGAGGCGGCAGTTGCCACATCTGAGAGCGCAAGTCAGGCTCTTAGCGAGGCTGCTGCCGCTGTCTCTTCTCAACAGGCTTTAATTGGTCCAGCACAAACAGCCGTAAATTCTGCTGCTCAAGCGGTAACAAATCAAGAAGCAGTAGTTGCTTCAGCACAGACAGCGGCAACATCAGCCCAAGCAGCAGCAAATGCAGCCAATACAACTACAACTACAACAGAGACTTTTACTAATAACACAACAAGCGTAGTTACAGTAACTACGGGTGGGACAACAGTAACTTCTTCAACTGGCTCCACTGGTGTTTCTATAGGTGGAAACTGGAATACCCCTCAGACTTCGGGTCCAGGTCTTGTAATTATTAATCCAGCCAACAACGTTGTTATTGATGTAAACCCATCAAATACTGGAACAGTCACACAAGTTGTTATGGGCGTATACGCTAAAAATGGCGATACATCAATCATTACAACAAATACAGATGGAACCACAACCACAACGGTTATGGACAATAACGTATCTACTCAACTTCAGTCTGTTCAATACACTACAACCGAAACTGTAACTGGAACAAATATTGACACTGTCACTATTGTAAAAGATGCTGATTACTACATTGTTGACAATATTGCTGTAACAAAGACAACTTCTGACCCAGCACTTATTGCTGCCGCTACACAGGCAAATACAACTCTTGCTACAGAACAAGCAACGCTTACAACTCTTCAAACTGCCAGTTCAGAAGCACAAACAACTTTATCTTCTGCTCAAACAACTCTTACTACTCTACAAGAAGCACAAACTACAGCACAAACAACTGCTACCCAGGCTGAAGCCACTGCTACTACAGCAACATCTAGTGCTCTATCGGCAACAGATACATCAACAGCAGAAATCAAAGAAGCAACTGTTGATGTAGCAAAAGCACAGATAACTGTTTCTGCGGCAGCAGTTACTGTAGTTTCTTCAACTTTATCAACTATTACCACTACCGCCGAGTCTTTACAGTCAACCACAGAAGTTACTCAGGCGGTAAACAATGCAACAACTCAGGTAGCCGAGGCTGTATCAGCGGTAACAGCGGCTCAAACAGCAATGACTACAGCAGAACAACTTGCTTCAACAGCCATGACAGTTCCAGAAGCACAAACACAAGTTGCGGAAAAAACAGAGGTGCTTACTCAGGCTCAGGCAGCAGTTGATGCTCAGGAAGTAGTAGTTGCAGCAGCAACTACAGCAGAAGCATCTGCTCAAGCAGTAGTTGATGCTAATACCTCTCAGGGGCTCAACGTTGAGGTTTATAACGTTCAAGGACAGAACAACGCACCAACTCTTCCAGCAGGTGCTACTCCTATTTACACTACGACAGATACAAATGGAATCAATGAGCAGTGGGGTAGCGGAAACGTTGCTGGCTCAAACCGCTCTGAAGATGTAATTGTTAAATACTCTGGTGATATTACCTTTCCTGTAGGAGGAACTATTCGTTTTTATGCTCCTGGTGATGATGGAGTAAGAGTAATTATTGGTGGTATTCAAGTTATTAACGACTGGTATGACAAAGGTGGCGGCGGCTCAACTGCCATGGAAAACTTTGCTGCTCAAACCCCCTACGACTTTGAACTTTGGTATTACGAAAATGGTGGAGGAGCAAACGTTCAGTTCTACTGGCATCTTGGTCAGGGATACACAATTGTTCCAGGTTCAGCATTTACAACATCAAACGCAACTCCACAACAAATTCAAGCCTTAGCAGCAGCAGAGGCTGCTCTTACTCAAGAGCAAAATGAACTTGAAGTTTTAGATTTAGCGGAAGACGCTGCCCAGCAAGACCTAACAAATGCTCAGGGTGACTTGGCTGATGCTGAAGCAGCAGTTGAGGCTATGGAAACAGCAGTAACACTTGCTCAAACGGCAATTACAGAAACAGTTCAAGCAATCTCTGCTGTTCAAACTGCTCAAACTGTTGTTCAAGCAGAAGTAATAAACCAAACTCCTATAAATGCACCTACAGATATTGTTGTCACACAACTATCAAACGGAGATGTGCAGGTTTCATGGACTGCTCCAACAGGAGTAATTTCTCCAGAGCGCTATGCAGTCTCTTGGTCAACAGGTAACTCTGGCTGGGGAGTAGCAACTGGAAATGCTGGAGATGCTAACGCACTAAATACCAGTATTGTTCTTCCTGCATCTTTATTTGAAGGAACTGGTGGACTAGATACCACCTATCAAATTTCTGTGCGCTCTGATAATGACACACTAGCAAAATACTCAACTACAACAGCAACTCAACTGCTTGTTGTTGACCCAACTCCTGAACCTACTCCAGAGCCAACTCCTGAACCTACTCCAGAGCCAACTCCTGAACCTACTCCTGAACCGACTCCCAACCCGGAACCGACTCCAGAACCTCAACCTGAGCCTCAGCCTGAACCAGAACCTCAACCCAATCCTGAGCCACAACCTGAGCCACAACCTGAGCCTCAGCCCGAGCCAGAACCAGAACCACAGCCAGAACCACAGCCGGAGCCAGAACCACAGCCAGAACCAGAACCAGAGCCACAGCCTGAACCTACTCCTGAACCTGAACCAGAACCAGAACCAGAGCCACAGCCTGAGCCAGAACCAGAACCTGAGCCAGAACCGGAACCCGAGCCTGAACCAGAACCTGAACCCGAGCCAACTCCAGAGCCAGAACCAGAGCCAGAGCCAGTGCCAGAACCAGAACCACAACCAGAGCCAATTGACGACATCCCTTCTGAAGAAGAAGTAGATAGTTTAGTTGACGATGCAATCGGTGATGGAAAGATTTCAGCAGATGACGCTGAAAAAATTCTTGATGCTTTAGGAGCAGATGGCGAAGTCACGGCTGAAGAAGTAAATAATCTTGCTGATACTTTGGCAGAAGATGGAAAACTTACTACTGCTGAAAAAGAACTCATCGCGGATGCTCTTATTGAGTCTGCCGATGGAGCAGCAGTAAGTGCTGAAGCCATCCAAGAAGCAGGGCTTACTTATGAAGACCTACCAGCAGAAACTCCAGTAGAAGTTCGCACAGATGAGAACGGAAATGAAGTTGTTATTACTGCTGAAATTGCTGCTGCCCTTCAACTACTTGACAATCCAGTAGAATTGTTATCTGAAGTCTTTGGCGACCCTGCTCAAGCGCTACTTGCTTTGTCAAGTCTTGGCGCAGATATGAGTGAGGAAGAACGCGAAGAAGCAGAGAAGATGGTTTTGACAGTTGTTGTAGCAGCACAGGCTGTTCAAACTGCTTTAGGAGCAGCGGCAGCAGCAACAGGTGCTGCTGGTGGTGGAGCACCTACTGGTGGAGGAAGCAAACCTTCTTCTCCTAGAGGTGGTGGAGATGTTGGAGTTTCAGGTCGTGAAAATGGAACTCGTCGTAGAACAAAAACAACTAAAAAAGTAACAAGTAAAAAAGTAAGAACTAGAACAAGGAGAGTGAAGTAATGAGAGACTTCCTGAGAGATGTTTTAGACCAAGTCTGGACACTACTAGGCATGTTCATTGCTTGGCTAGTTCTTGACGGGTCTGCAAAGACAGTCGTAGGGTGGGCAATTATTTTCTCTATGGTCGTTTGGTGGTCTACATACCCAATCAGACGCGATAGAGATGAAGACGAATAAACCCTTATAACCATTGAACTCTCCGTTATGATAGTGCTACCCACTATTTATAATGGAGTTGACAATGAGCGCAGAGTTGGTAGAGCAATACCGAGTAATGATTGAACCACTTCTTCCTTTGGCTAAAAAGGCTTATGGTTCTAGATTTCAAAACACACCAGCCCACAAAGCAAGTCGTGAATATACAAGACTGCTCTGCGAATTCTATGAACAAGGTGGGAGCCTTCCCGACTTGGCTAAAGTCCTAAAGGTTGCATACCCAGGAGTAAGACGCCGTGTGGTTATGGAAAATGTATCCATTCAACAAATCAAGCCGCATAAGAAGGCGCATAAATCAGAAGTCCCCGCTGCTGTTGAAAGAATTAAAAACGCCAAGCAAACTGGAGGCGTTGAGGCATACCACTCACAAATTGCTGAAGAGTATAAAAATGGATTTTCACTTCAAGATTTAGCGAAAGGGTTAGGACTTAGTTCTGCCGCACCTTTGTATTACGGTGCGCAAAGAAGTTTGCAGAAAGGAGAATAACCATGGGACAAAGCAAAATGGAGTGGCTAGCAAGCCTTCCATTGGAAGAACAAGAAAAAATCCTTGCTCTTATGGACCCAGAAAAACTCCAATGGGATTGGCGTGCTTGGGGTAGACCAGAACAGATTGCTCCTGATGGAGATTGGAATATTTGGGTTTATCTTGCTGGTCGTGGTGCTGGAAAAACTCGTGCCGCATCTGAGTGGATTCGTGAAGAGGCAAGATACACAAATACTGGTCAACGCAGATTTGCTCTTGTAGCAAGAACAGCAGCAGACGTTCGTGACGTTATTGTTGAAGGTCAGTCTGGGATTATGAATATCTCCCCACCAAGTGAAAAACCTTTATATGAGCCATCAAAAAGACGTTTGACTTGGCCTAACGGAAATGTTGCTACTTGTTTCACCGCAGACGAACCAGACTCTCTTCGTGGTCCTCAATTTACCCACGCCTGGGGAGATGAGGTTGGTGCGTGGAGACAAACTCCTGATGCTGCTGGTATGACCGCATTTGATAACTTGCGTGTGGGAACTCGTCTAGGTCAAAATCCAAAAATTATGCTTACTACTACACCTAAGAGAATTCCTCTTCTTTATCAACTTATGGATGAAGCAAAGAAGCCTGAAGGAAAAGTAATTATTACTAGAGGCTCAACTATGGATAACAGAGGAAATTTGAGTCAGACATATCTTGACGCAATTATGGGTGTTTATGAAGGAACATCTCTTGCTCGCCAAGAACTATACGGAGAGATGATTGATAATATAGAAGGAGCCTTATGGTCTCAGGATATGATTGACGGGGCTAGAGAAAAACTATTTCCTCAATCAACTCCTCTTCGTGTTATTGGGGTTGACCCATCTGTAGCAGAGAATCCACGAGATATGTGTGGAATTGTTGTATGTGCTTCAACAGGGGAAGCAGATTTATACAAAAGACATTCATGGGTTTTAGAAGACGCAACTATTCATGGCTCACCAGAAGTATGGGCAAATAAAGTTGTTGAAATGGCTCGCCGCTGGGGTTGCCCAGTTGTTGCTGAAGTCAACCAAGGTGGAGCACTTGTTCGTAGTGCAATCAACTCTATTGACCCAAATATCAAAGTTTTTGAAGTTCACTCAAAGCACGGAAAAGCATTGCGTGCTGAACCAATTGTTCTTGCTTACGAACAACAAAGAGTTCACCATGTCGGGTATCTTGCAGAATTAGAAGACCAAATGACCTCTTGGGTTCCAGGAGAAGGAAAATCTCCAGACCGAGTAGATGCATTAGTTCACGCTATGACAGCATTGCTTATCAAGCCACCTCAAGGTTTTGTTGGTGGACGACTTATTGCTAAGTCACCAGCGGCAAGAAGAATTCCAGGAATTAATGGCGGCAATAGAGGAGCAAGAGTTTTTCGCCCACGCTCCTAGATTCCGTAGCGTATAGCAGAAAGTCCTAAGTTAGGAATAGTTTCATTTTGAACTACCCGTGGGGGAAGCATAATTCCTTTTACAACGGCTCTAGTTCCAGTTCCTTCAATTTCCATCTGCTTATCTCTAAGTTTTCTATTGAAGCCCATCTGACTAAGACCAAGTTCGCCACGTCGTTGGCTCCATAATTTGTAGACTAAATACAAATCAGAAATTATGATGGATGCTTCTGGGTTTGGCTTTGTTTCTTCTTCTAAGAACAGACCAATTCTGTCTTCTTCTTTTTGATAAATTTCCGATGCTTCTTTAACAACATTGCACCAACCAAGAGCATCCATAGAACTAGAGTTCAAATACTTAATTGCTCCTTCAACAGCCCAAGACAAAACTCCTGGAAGAGCACCTTCAGGGTCAAAAATATAATCTTTCAATCCAGGGTCTGGCTTTTCAGGAACCTGAGTAAATGGAACAGGTCTAATACGGCGCCACATAGCATCATCAGTAATAATTGGTCTGTGGTTAGTAGAAATCCATAGTTTTGCGTGAGACTGGAAAGAAAATGGTTTTTCTCCAGGAGAGCGACCAGTAATTTCAGAAGAACCAGTCAAGCGCTTTAGCGAGTTTTCTTTAATTCTTTCAGAATCAGGCAACTCATCTACCCAAACAACACGACGGCCACGAAGTTGAGCCCAGTAGTAAGCATCCTGTTGGGAGTTACCTTTCCCATCACCTAAAGAAATAACACTTGTATCAAATGGCCAAGAGTATTGCTGAGTTCCTAGCGCTTTTACTATGGCTTCAACAAATGTATTTTTACCAGAACCAGGGGGACCGTAGACCATAAATAGCACATCTAGATTTTTATGACCAGTGAGAGAGTAACCAGCAGCCCTTTGAAGCCATTCTTGGTATTCAATATCCCCACCAGTCGCGTAGTCTAAAAATTGTTTCCATCTAGTATTTGTGTGGCCAGGAATATATCCAACGGGACAAGTTCGTGTTATGTATAAGTTCGGGCTATTTTTGATTAGTTGCCCAGTTCTTAGATTTACAACTCCATTACGAACTCCCAGCAGTTCTGGGTTTTGGTCCCAATCTTCTACTTTTAAGCGAATACGGCTATCGGATTGAGCAGAGTCAATGGCAGAGTTTATTCTCGCAACAGATTTAGAGTCATTTCCCCAGCGGACAGTTTTTAGTATCTGGTCATCTTCCGTGTATTGCTTACTTTCAGAAACAATTATTGAACCCAATTTTTTTGTAAGTTCTTTAATATCTAATTTTTCATAGTCTGGTTTCCAGTGAGAACCGTTCCAATGAAACCATCCAAGACCTTCGGTGTATCTAATCATTGGATTGAATAGGTCAACTAAACGACGACCATTTCCAACATCTGTAAGGCTTCTCTTGCCAGGCGTTCCACCGTCTTCTTCATACAAAGCATCTTGGTCCGGGGCAATATCTAGGTTTCTATTCAAGAGGCTTTGTTCCATAGGAACACCTGCCTCAATAGACTCTCTTAGTCCGTTGTAGTTTTCTAGAGGAGTAAGAGATAGCATCTCTATTTTTGGAGTAACTACTCCAGTCAGTGGCTGTAGTTCAGCAGAACCACGAGTCTCCGCTTGAGATTTTTCAGCCCAAGATGTCAACGCCTGTTCTTCTTCAAAAGATGTTCCAGCCGGCCAAAACATATTTGATTTAGGATTGTCCGCAACATAATCAATCGCTCTTCTAGTGTGCATCAAAACACTATTGGTGCCTTCTAGTGGCATTGGAGGATTTACTTTTTCAGCATTGAAACGAATCATAGTTGTTTCAATTGCTGTTCTCTGTGCTTCGGTCTGAGTTCCAATCTTATTTGCTAATGACAAAGCAATTTTGTATAACCCAACGGCTCTTTCGCCTTCAACTAAACCTTTATCCAAAAGTTTGTCAATATCTAAACGTTCTCCATTGAACTGAAGTTCATCAAATATGCTGTCCCAGTCCCCAGCCGCATAACTAGTGCCCTTTTTCTTTCTATTCTTTTTACGCAAAAATTGAAGCAGTTCTTCTGGAGCCTCTGCTATCTCAATTTGGTCTGGACGCTTTCCATCAACCCACTCGTATGTAGTTCCTGAATAGTGTTTTGATGGTGCAATAAGAACATAGCCATTGTGCTTAATATCAACACCACGAAGCCCAACTTTTTCAAGATTTCCAATCAAATCTTCGCTAGGGTCACACTTGTAATACAAATGGCGACCACGAACTGCCTGTGAATTCAATGTGTAAGTTCCAGTGAGAGCCTCAATAGTTGGCGGAAGGTTGCCGTCAACAAGTTCCTCAAACTTGGCAAATGAATCAGTTCCGTCTGAGCGTGGGTCTACGTCAATTACTAAAAATCCACTTGGTCTACATACAACACCTACGTTGTAATTTGGCTCTGTATGCCACCAACGCCTAATTGTTTCTATATCTGAAGTTGCTGCTTGGTTCCAAGACGTTACTGGGTGCTTACCAATATCTTTTGGCTCTGCATGGGAACCGCGACAAGTACACTTATTTCCTTCAGTAATTCCGTGACAGGGGACAATCTTCCAACCTAGATTTGCGTACCACTCGGCAGATGCCAGTAGCAAATTGTTGTTTTCAGATGTCACTATGCGTCACTCACTTCCTCTTACTGGCCCAAAAGTATGGGTATAAAGTTTCGCCCCTGGGATAGGCTTTAGTCAATAGCGACTATACACTTAATTTACATTTTTTGCCGATGAACCCGCCGTAGAACCGATACTAGCCAATACCTGTATACAAAGTATGGCAAAATAGTGTCTAAGGCGACCCTGCCGAAAACCTAATGGGATTGTATACAATGTTTTCTCAAATGTCGCCTTTGTCTGAACTTTTGTTTGTTGTCGGGGCAATAACTACGCTAGTTAGTTTTGCGTTAGTTATTTATAAGATTGCAAAAAGAATTGATTCTGCTATCGGGGTTGACGGACAGGGCAGAAGTCTAAGCGAAAGAATGGAAAAAGTTGAATATCAACTTTGGCCAAATAGCGGAAAATCTTTAATGGACAGAGTGAATCGTTTAGAAGAGACAAGTAATAAAGTATCAGCAGAAATTGCTATTGTCAAAAACTTAGTAACTATTTTAGTTGACTCTCACGTCACAAACAATACTCCTAAAAAACCACGCACTCGCAAAAAAGCGTCAGAATAGTTTTTAGCGACACGCCGGGTAGGTATCTTCCTATACTTGAGGCTTACCTGTTACGCTACCGTTCACAAACCCGTCGTGGTTTGTTAGAAACGGAGCACAACTCTTATGAGTCTTGCAGAAAGAATAAATAAACTAACCCCCACAGGTCCAGGCTTGCCTTGCGGTATAGGAAAATTAATTTCTCAACTTGATGAGGTTGATAGGGAAGCACTGGTTGCTCTTTTCAATGCTACTCCATACCCCAATGGAGTATCAAATAGACTGATTTTTAGAATTTTAGAAGAAGAGGGATACAACATAGCATTTGCCTCTATTAGATTGCATAGAGGAAAAAACTGTAGATGCTTTATCGGCAAAAATAGCCCTCACCGCATCAACCCAGTCACAATTCCAGTAGTGGAAGAGACGCAAAAAACAACACCAATGCGAGCGGGGGCTAAAAATAAATGAAAAAAGTTGCTGAGGAGAAAGACCCAAACTCACTCCTAAAGGCAATACACGAAAAGTTGTCATCTCCTGGAGTCACTGGAAGCGATATAAAGCAATCGGCTCCAGCAGAGGAGTGGCGACCACGAATTGAACTTGACGAAAATGGTGGATTCTTGGTATCAACACCAAGAAAAGATAACAACGCTGATTCGGAAGAGATTCTCAAGGAATTTAATTTAGACCCTAAACAATGGGCTGTCGTTGGGGTTAGAACTAGTAGATGGCAAAAATATGACGAAGATTGGCTTACCTCATACAGGCTGACATTAGTTCCTAAAGCAGTGGAGACTGCTCTTAAGGAAGACGTTGAAAAAATAAAGAAAAAGTTAGAAACATGGAAGCCTCTTTCTAGACCCAAGAAAAAACAAAAAACTGGTTTGGCTTTTGTTGTCGCGCCAAGTGACCAACAAATAGGAAAAAGAGCAAGTGGAACTGGAACAGACGAGATAGTAGAAAGAATTCTTGATGTAACAGAGAAAGCAGTCCACAGGTATCAAGAGTTAGAAGCAGCGGGAAGACCTCTTTCAAAAGTAGTTATTGCTCTTCTTGGTGACCACGTTGAGGGAAACACTTCACAAAACGGAAAACTTCAAAGCACCTACGCATCCGACCTAGGGCTTACTGAACAAATTAGAGTTGCTAGACGAGTTTTACTTGCACAAATCAAAGCATTTTCTGAAGTATGTCCAAACATAGTTGTGGCTGTTGTAAATGGAAACCATGATGAAGTTACTAGACAAGTAAATGTTGACCCAGCGGAGGGATGGAATACAGAAATAGTCAGCGCTGTGTCAGACGTTTGCCGCGAAGTAAAAGAACTTTCTAAAGTTGAATTTAGGTTTCCTCAGAGCGGGCATCAAACTTTAGCCTTGGATGTGAATGGAACAATGCTTGGTCTTTTCCATGGACACCAAATGAAAAGTGGCGGTGCTCTAAAATATATCTCTGGACAAGCCGCTGGAAATACTCCTCTAGGCCGCTGTGATGTGTGGCTTTCTGGACACTATCACCACTTTAGGTCTGAAGATATAGGTCAAAGGTTTTGGGCTCAATGCCCTACCCTTGACGGTGGTTCTGGGTGGTTTAGGGACAGGGTTGGCCTTGAATCTGAGCCAGGACTATTGACTATGGTTTTAGGGGAAGGACATTCCCCAAAGCAAGACATAAGTATAATTAGCACAAAGTGCTGATTGATTTTTGTCTCAGCGTCAAACTCGTGTGCTTAAAAACAACGTAAAATTAGAGCAACAATAGGCGCATTGTATCTTGTCCGCTTTAGGGGTCATGGAGTGTAAATGAGTTTTTCGGGCGACGTGACTACACGGCGGATAGTTGGCCAGTTCAAGAAAGTGAACGGCCAGCCCGCGTCTGGAACAATCACATTTTCTGCATCCAGTAAAGTTGAGGATGACAACGACGAAATTGTCTTGTCTGGTCCTATTCAAATCACTTTAGACAATACTGGTTATTTTCAAGTAGACCTTCCTACAACTGATAATAGAGATTTATCTCCAATAGGTTGGCACTACACCGCAAGAATTCGCATATATGGTGCTAAAGCCTATGATTTTGATTTTTATTTGCCAGTAGGTGATGGCAGTTCTGTAGATATAACAAAAATTGACACAGTAAGTCAAAGTGTCTCATCTCAGGCTGCTGTAAATGTTCCTAGAGGTCCAGTCGGTCCACAAGGTTCAACTGGTCCTACAGGTGCTATGGGTCCTACAGGTATTCAAGGACCAACAGGACCTTCTGGTGGTCCAACAGGACCAACTGGTGCGACTGGTATTCAGGGACCAACTGGTCTAACAGGTGCAACTGGTGCTACAGGTGCTCAAGGTATTACTGGACCGCAAGGTGTTACTGGTCCATCTGGTTCTCAAGGTATTCAAGGAAATGTCGGTGCTACTGGTGCGCAAGGCCCTACAGGTGCAACCGGTGCGCAAGGTATTCAAGGTGAAGTAGGTCCAACAGGAGCCACTGGTGCGCAAGGTATTCAAGGTCCAACTGGAGCAACAGGTGTTCAAGGTTTAACTGGTGCTACAGGTGCTACAGGAGCAGCGGGAACTTCTGTAACAATTATTGGCTCTCTTGCATCTCCAGCAAATTTACCTGTATCAGGAAATGCTGGCGATGGATATTTAATCAATGGCAATTTGTATGTTTGGGACGCAGTAAATTCTGAATGGGACAATGTAGGAAACATTCAAGGACCTACAGGTGCTGTCGGTGCAACTGGCGCGACTGGCGCGACTGGCGCAACTGGTGCTGTTGGTCCTACAGGTGCAACAGGTGCACAAGGTATTCAGGGTATAACAGGTGCTACTGGTCCAACTGGTGCGCAAGGTGAAGTAGGTCCTACTGGTGCGACAGGTGCGCAAGGTGCAACTGGTGCGCAAGGTGTTCAAGGAAATGTTGGACCGACAGGTGCTATTGGTGCGACAGGTGCCACCGGTGCTACTGGTGCTACTGGTGCTACTGGTGCCGGTGCGCTTGATAACTACCAAGGTCTATATAACAATGGACTTAGTTACAACATAGGTGCAATTGTTACCTATATAGATGGTTCTCAATATATTCGCTCTGGTAATCCAAATAACCCAGGGTATCCACCAACATCTGGAACAAGTAATGAATCTTGGAGTCCATATCTACTTGCTTTAGAAGGCAACACAGGACCGACTGGTGCTACAGGTTTAGTTGGCGATACGGGACCTACTGGTGCTACTGGTGCGACAGGTGTGCAAGGTGAAGTAGGTCCTACTGGTGCGACAGGTGCGCAAGGTGCTACAGGATTAACTGGAGCAACTGGTGCTACAGGTGCTACGGGTTTAACTGGTAATACAGGACCTACTGGTGCGACAGGTGCAACAGGTGCTGCTTCTACAGTTCCAGGACCAACAGGTGCTACTGGAGATATTGGTCCAACTGGTGCTACAGGTGATACAGGACCTACAGGATTAACTGGTGCGACAGGCCCTACTGGTGCGACTGGAGATACTGGCCCTACTGGTGCGACTGGATTAACTGGTGCTACTGGTGCGACAGGTGCAACAGGTGCTCAAGGAACAGGTGTAACAATCCTTGGGTCTTATCCAGATTATGCATCTCTTGTTGCTGCACACCCAACTGCTAATGCTGGTGATGGTTATTTAGTTTCAGGTACTTTGTATGTTTGGGATTCAGTAAATTCTGAATGGAACAACGTAGGAACAATTCAGGGACCTACTGGAGCAACTGGTGCCACTGGTGCTACAGGTGCGACTGGTGCACAAGGACCAACAGGTTCTGTTGGTCCAACTGGTGCAACTGGTGAAGTTGGTCCAACAGGTTCTCAAGGTATCCAAGGACCAACAGGTAGTGTCGGTCCAACTGGAGCAACAGGTGCAACAGGTTCTCAAGGTATTCAAGGACCTACTGGTGCAACTGGAGCGACTGGTGCTCAAGGTGAAGCATCAACAGTTCCTGGACCTACAGGTGCGGTAGGACCAACAGGTAGTGTCGGTCCAACTGGTGCGACAGGAAGTGTAGGACCTACAGGTGCTACTGGTAGTGTCGGTCCAACTGGTGCAGTAGGACCTACTGGTGCGACTGGTGCTCAAGGTGTTGGTCTCAACATCATCAGTTCTTATCCAGATTACCCAACTTTTATTGCTGCTCATCCGACTGGTAGTGCTGGCGATGCATACATTGTTGACGGAAACTTATATGTATGGGATGCAGTCAATAGCCAATGGGACAACGTTGGTTATATTGAAGGACCAACTGGACCTACTGGTGCTACTGGTGCAGAAGGAAACTTTGTTGTTGCAGGAAGCAGTGGTCCAACAGGAACCGTTGAGATTGGTGATGCTTGGTTTAATGCCGAGACAGGAAAAGTTTATGTTTACTATGACGGATATTGGATTGAAGTAGGAGCAGCACCAGTAGGTGCTACAGGTCCAACAGGTCCAACAGGTTCTTCAGGTGGTTCTGGTGCAACAGGTCCAGCAGGAAAGTTTGCAACAACATCATCAACTCCTCCAGGTTCTCCAGTAGAAGGAGACGCTTGGTATAACACAACTGATGGTTCACTTTATATCTACTACGATAGTTTCTGGGCAGAAGTTGGTGTTCCAGAAATTTCTTCTGGTCTAAATGGAGCAACTGGTCCTACAGGACCAGCAGGTCCTACTGGCGCAACTGGACCACAATCAACAGTTCAAGGTCCTACAGGACCACTTGGACCAACTGGACCTACAGGTGTTCAAGGAAATACTGGTCTTACAGGTGCTATAGGACCAACTGGTCCCACAGGACCTCAAGGACAAGGTCTTGCGATTCTTGGTTCTTATCCAAACGAAGCAGCACTCAATGCTGCTCAACCTACTGGACAAATTGGTCAGGCATATCTAATTGATGGCGACCTATATGTGTGGGATGGAAACTATTGGCAAAATGTAGGAACATTGCAGGGACCAACTGGAGCAACTGGAGTTGGCCTTACTGGAGCAACTGGACCTACTGGTGCACAAGGAAATAACGGACCAACAGGAGCAACCGGTGCAACTGGAGCAACTGGACTCGGAATTGGTTTTGATGGAGTATTTAGCAATACAGTCCTAACTCTTGATACTGGAACAAAAACATTTACAGCAACTCCTACTACAAAATCTTTTGTTCTTGGTTCTAGAACACGCCTTACAAGAACTACTGAAGCACTTCCATTCTCATGGATTGAGGGTGTGATTACAAATGTTTCTGGACTAGACATAACTATCAATATTGATACTGTCTACAACCCAGAAGGACAAATTTCAATGAACGCCTGGGTCCTATCTCTTTCTGGAGAAAGGGGAGCGCTTGGGCCAACAGGTGCGACTGGACCTACTGGACAACAAGGTGCGCCATCAACAGTTCAAGGACCAACTGGCCCTGAGGGACAGACAGGACCGACTGGAGCCACAGGCCCTACTGGAGCACCAAGCAATGTAACTGGCCCTACAGGACCACTTGGACCAACTGGTGCGACAGGTGCTACTGGAACATTCAATACAGGGACTTGGACTACTTTTACACCTAACTGGACTGCTTCTGGCGGTGGTGCTTCTGTAGGAAACGGTTCATTAGTTGGAAGATATATTCAACTAGGTTCTCTAGTATTTGGAAATATTAAACTCATTGCTGGTTCAACTACCTCTAGAGGTGATGGAACTTATAGACTTAGCCTCCCACTTCCAGCAGCAACTCCAGTGAAAAACTTTGACCCTATTGGTCAAGTTACATTTAGAGATGCTTCTGCAAACAAAATATTTATTGGAACTGTTATTTTCAATAACAATGACAATGGAAAATTAGAGATGCTGGTTCACAATCAAATTGCTGATTTTGATGAAGGATTTTCAGCAACACATGATTTGCCATTCTTCTTTAGTGAAAGTGATGAAATTTTAGTTCAGTTCCAATACGAGAGGCAGGTGTAGTAAATGGCAATTGATTTCCCATCCTCACCCTCGTTAAATCAAACTTATACTTATGGTGGACAGCAATGGAAGTGGACTGGCACCACTTGGGATTTAGTTGTAACTGAAGTAATAGGACCAACAGGTCCAACGGGTGCTACTGGCGCTGCATCAACAGTTCCTGGTCCAACTGGTTCTACTGGACCAACTGGAAGATATGGTTCCTTTGCGCTTTCATCATCAACACCACCCGCAACTCCAGCACTAGGAGATGCTTGGTTTGATGCAACAACAGGACAAATTTATGTTTACTACGATGGCTACTGGGTTGAATCTGCATCAAGTATTGCTGGTGTAACAGGTCCAACAGGACCACTAGGTCCTACTGGCCCAGTGGGTCCACAAGGAAATCTTGGGCTACTAGGTCCAACAGGTCCAACAGGTGCTGCATCAATTATTCCTGGTCCAACTGGACCAACGGGACCAACAGGCCCTGCCGTTACTGGCCCTACTGGTCCTCGCGGTGTCACTGGTCCTACTGGACCAGGTGTTACTGGACCAACTGGTCCAACTGGCACACAAGGACCACAATATTCATCAAATGTTTTAGCACGTCGTCATAGCACAACGCAAAATATTTCCTCAGGTATTGAGACAAGAGTTCAGTGGAATACCACCGACCCAATAAATTCTAGAGGAAGTGTTTCTCTTACCTATGATGGAACAACACAAGTTGGTAGATTTACAAACAACTCTGGAACAACTAAAACTTATTTAGTTACATGGCAAATAAACTTTGGTCCAGACCCTGTAGGTGCAAGAGCAACTTGGATTTACCACAACACGACAGGAAATGTTTCTGGAAATACGCAATTAAGACAAGGAGAGATTCATACTGGAATCAATAACGATTTTACAGTTGTAACTTCTTCTACAATTGCTGTTTTAGATAATGGCGAGTTCTTTGAAGTTTGGGCATGGCAAAACTCTGGAAATGAACTACAAATGGGTGGTTCTGTTGGACTAAGAGTTGATTCTGGTTATTCAAATAAAATTCAAGTGGTGGAGATTTAATTATGCCTATTGATTTTCCTAGTTCTCCTACACTCAACCAAGAATATGTTTTTGGTAATTTAACTTATCGCTGGAACGGAAGTTCTTGGAGATTAGTTAGAACAATTGCTGCTGGGGCCACAGGCCCTGTAGGTCCTACAGGACCAACTGGCACACAAGGTATTCAAGGACCTACCGGGCCACAGGGACCATTAGGCCCAACAGGTCCTGGAATTACAGGACCAACAGGACCAAACTCAACTGTTCCAGGTCCTCAAGGCATTCAGGGTCCTACTGGTCCACTTGGACCTCAAGGTCCTCAAGGTGTAACAGGTCCAACAGGTTTGACTGGAGCAACAGGACCCACTGGTGTTCGTGGATTCCAAGGACCAACAGGACCGCAAGGTAACTTAGGACCAACAGGTGCAACTGGAGCAACAGGAGTTTCTGGTCCACAAGGAATTACCGGGCCAACAGGAGCAACGGGCGCTACAGGTGCTACAGGTCAACAAGGACAAGGATTAAATATTCTTGGTTCATACGCAACGTTGGCAGCGCTACAAGCAGCACGACCAGTGGGAAATGCTGGTGAAGGTTATTTAGTTGTTGGTGTTCTTTATGTTTGGGACCCAGCAACAAGTCAATGGATTAGTGCTGGAAATATTCAAGGACCAACAGGTGCAACAGGCCCAACATCTACAGTTCCTGGACCTACTGGACCAACTGGAAGAAGTGGTGGAGTAACTTACACAGTAGGAAATAGTGGCTCTTCAGCATATTTGTTTAATGGAGTAAGTAATCCAACCTTGTATGTTATTAGAGGAAATCGTTATGTCTTTGATATAAACGCTAACGGTCACCCATTCCGTCTACAAACCAGTATTAATACTGGTGGATATATTGTTGGAAATCAATACACTAGCGGTGTAACAAATCCTGGAACTCAAGTTGGAACTTTGATTTGGGAAGTCCCTCTTGATGCCCCATCAACTCTTTACTATGTATGTGAATTCCATGGCTCTATGGGCGGACTTATTACCGTTGCTGATTTGGGACCTACAGGACCTCAGGGAATTACTGGACCTACTGGACCTGCTGTATATGAACTTCCTTCAATTACATACAATGGCTCAACAACACTTTCGTCAGTTGATGCTTTCAAGATTCTAAAACTTACTCCTACAAGCGGTAGTGATATAACAATTCCTCAAGATGGAACTGGTGGATTTACTTTTGCTAATGGAACTCAGATTGTGATTGTTCAATATGGAACAGGTCAGTTGACCTTTGTGCCAGCAGGAACAGTTGCTTTGTATTCTGAAGGAAGTAAGAGAAAAACATCTCAGCAATATGCTACTGCTTCTCTAATAAAAATGGGAGCCAACGAGTGGCTCTTGAGTGGAAGTTTGTCTGCATAATGATTAGAACTCTTCACGGCATTTTTTCATCAAGAGCAAGAGCGGCATCTCCTGGTTCTTTTACTCAACAAACATCATCGTTTGTTTCTACTGATGAAATTCTCAGTGTTCAATATTTGAATAATAAATTTTGGGCAGTGGGAACTACAGCAAAACTTGCAGATTCTGTAGATGGTATTGCATGGACACAGCGTTCAAGTTCTTTTGGAACTTCTTTAATATATGACATTGCTTATGGCCAAGGATTGTATGTAGCAGTTGGTGGAACAGGAAAACTAGGAACATCAAATACTGGAATAAGTTGGATTCAAAGAGCAAGTTCATTTATCACTACTTCAATTTTTAATGTTGCTTTTGCCAACAATACTTTTGTTGCGGTTGGGGCATCAGGAAAAATTGCTACATCAGTTGATGGAATATCTTGGGCTCAAGTAGCAGATTCTAGTTTTGGAACTTCTTTTATATATGGAGTTGCTTATGGTAACGGGGTTTTTGTTGCTGTAGGAGCAAGTGGAAAAATTGCTACTTCTAATGACAACGGTGCGACTTGGTCTCAGAGGGTTACAGGATTTGGAACCAGTCAAATAAACTCTGTTACTTATGCAAACAATATATGGGTAGCAGTTGGTGCTGATGGAAAAATAGGAACATCTCCTGATGGAACTACATGGATACAAAGAGTAAATCCATTTGGTGGGTTAGCAATCAAAGATGTTTATTTTGGCTCAGACATTTTTACAGCAGTTGGAGTAAATGGTCAGATGGCCTACTCAATTGACGGAAGAAACTGGTCTTCCGTTTCTTCTTCTTTTGGAACTACAAATATAAATTCAATTACTTACGGGCTAGTAAACGGGCTTAATGGCTTTGTTATTGGTGGAGCAGAAGGAAAGATTGCAACTTCAGCAGTTGCAAACTAGGTGAATTGATATGAAGTATACTTATACAATAAATGAAAATTTAGAGTGCCTAGTCTTTTCCGACGGGGAAGAGATTGATACCTCTGGCCCTTGGGAATCTGAAGAATCTGCTTCAGCATGGGCTAAAGCATACGTTGATGAGTTAAACTTTATTACTAACGAGGAGGGTGCAAATGCCAGCGATTGATTTTCCTAATTCGCCTTCCTTAAATCAAGAATTTTCTTCTGGAGGAAATACTTGGCGTTGGACAGGTTCTGTTTGGCAAGTTGTAAGAATTGTTCCTACAGGACCTACAGGACCTCAGGGAATTCAAGGACCTACTGGTCCTACAGGTTCTACTGGTCCACAAGGTCAAGGTCTTACAGTTCTTGGTTCTTACAATACATACGCAGAACTGATTGCCGCTGACCCAACTGGTGCTGCTGGTGAGGCTTATATTGTTGGTGGAAATTTATATGTATGGAATGTTCTCAATAGTACCTGGACAGATGTAGGAAGTCTTCAAGGTCCTACAGGAGCCACAGGTGCGACAGGTCAACTTGGTCCTACAGGTCCAGCAGTAACTGGTCCTACTGGTTCACAAGGACCTACTGGTCCACAAGGTGCATCAATCACCGTAAAGGGAAGCGTTGCTACTGTAGGAAATCTTCCTCCATCTGGTAACACAGTAAATGATGCTTATATTGTTCAAGCAGATGGTGATTTGTATGTTTGGACAGCAGCACTAACATGGTCAAACGTAGGACAGATTGTTGGACCAACTGGTCCTACTGGTCCTGGAATTACTGGACCAACTGGTCCAATTGGTCCTGTTGGTAAAGACTACACATCAACTGATGGAACTGGAATTCCTACAGAAACTTATATCGGTGCTGGTTCACCAACTGCACCAACATCTGGTGATATTTGGTTTGACATTGATGACCTTGGTCCAAATGCTTTTATTTATGCAGGTGTCACCGCTCCAGACCCAGCGGACTTTTTATTCTGGGCATCTGAAAACGACCCAGTTGAAGAATTAATTTTTTCTGACCCAGAAGCACCTACTGGTCCACGATATGAAGGTGATTTGTGGATTGATGAAGATGATATTGATTTAGATTATTTATCAATTGGACCAACAGCGCCTCCAACAACTACTGCTCTTTGGGTTGATACATCTGAAGAAGAATTTTTAATTGGTGCTACTGGACCTACTGGGGCTACTGGACCTCAGGGTCCAATTGGACCTAGCGGCGGACCTACTGGCGCAACTGGACCAGTTGGCGCTACAGGTCCTACAGGTATGACAGGACTTACTGGCATGCCTGGACCTGCTGGTGCAACAGGCCCTGCGGGAGCAACTGGTCCCGCTGGACCAACGGGTGCTACTGGACCTGCTGGAACTAATGGAACTACTGGCCCTACTGGACCTAGCGGTGGCCCTACTGGACCTCAAGGAGATACAGGCCCAGCCGGTCCTACAGGTCCTACTGGACCTCAAGGTCTTAATGGAGCAAAAGGCGATACAGGAAACCAAGGTCCGACTGGTGTCTCTGGTCCTACAGGACCTCAGGGGGCTACTGGCCCTACAGGAGCAACAGGCGCTGCATCTACTGTGGCCGGCCCTACTGGTGCAACTGGAGCAACAGGTTTGACCGGTGCGACTGGACCAACAGGCTCTACTGGTCCTACCGGAGCAACTGGACAAGCAACTCTTACTCGTTATCGCTATGTAGCAACTGCTGGACAAACAACTATTTCTGGTCTTGATGCTAATGGACTTACTTTGTCATATACATCTGGTCTTGAGCAGGTTTACATCAACGGTGTTCTACAAACTCGTGGCCAAGATTATGTAGCAACAAATGGAACTTCTATTACTGGAATTCCTGCGTTAGCAGTAAATGATGAAATTGTTATTTTGACTATTGGTAGTTTCAACGTTGCTGACACTATTCCACTATCAACTATTGATGCTAAAGCAGATTTGGTAGTTGGAACTGCTGACAACGCTGTGACAAGGCTTGGAGTTGGTTCAGACTTCAGCATATTGTTCGCAGATAGCAGCACTGTCAGCGGATTACGTTGGGGTAGCACTTATCAAGTAGCCGCTAAGAATCAGTTGATAAATGGTGACTTCAGCGTGTGGCAACGTGGTACTGGAACATTTACTCTAACTATTCCTACTTTCATAATGACTGCTGACCGTTGGCGTGCTGGTGGTGCTGGAAACGTAACTCGTCAATCATTTGCTGTAGGTAACGCAATTGTTGGATACGAGCCATCATTCTTCCTGCGCTACACAATTACGTCAAACAGCCTTAACTACGAACTAATGAATCGTATGGAAGATGTTAGAACTTTTGCTGGTCAAGTAGCCACTGTTTCTTACTGGGCTAAATTATCTAGCGGTGCTGACTCTCTCACGATTCAACCTCGTTTGGTTCAAGACTTTGGAACTGGTGGCTCTCCTTCAGCAGTAAATCCTACAAATCTTTCTGTCCCAACCCTAACAACCTCGTGGCAGCGATTTACCTCAACTATTACAGTTCCTTCATTGTCTGGAAAGACTATTGGAACAAATAATGACTCTAGCCTCTATCTTTCATTCCAAGTATCAAACACTGGAACTGGAGCGGTAGATTTTTGGGGAGTCCAAGTTGAGGCTGGAAATGTGGCAACTCCATTTACCTTAAGTGGTGGTTCTTATGCCAATGAACTTGATTTGTGCCAGCGTTTCTACTACAGACAAGTGGCGTCCACAGCGAATACACGTTTTGCTATTGGAAACGCTACTTCAGCAACTAACGTGTCGGGAACAGTGATTCTTCCAGAAACTATGAGAGTAGCCCCAACAGCGATTGATTTTTCAACTCTCGGAGCACTTTCAAGCGGAGCAAATATTGCTATTACCGCTGCAACTCTTGATACAACAGCAGTAGGTTTGAACTCTGCTGCAATCAACTTTACAGTTGCTGCTGGACTTACTCAGGATAGAACTTATTGGATTGTGGCTAACAACTCAACAAGCGGATTCCTTGGCCTTAGCGCAGAGATTAGGAACGAATAAAAATGACTAGAGCAAGAGATGTTGCTAGCCAACTAGCAAACCTAAGTTATGTCAATAATGGTGCCAACTGGGTAGACCCAACCCACATAGAGCCATTTTCTAAAGGCGCTCTTATGCTTGCAGGTTCTGGTGGAATCACTACATTTACAGCAGCAAACCGTTCTATGATTTTGTTCCAATCCAACAAAACTTTGACAATTAGCAATCTAAGCATTTGGGTCACTACTGCTGGTGCGTTAGTTTCTCCAACTTATGCAAAACTGGCTCTATATACATATAACGCTGTTCCGAATACTGCTACTTTGGTAGCAAGAACTGCAAACGACACAACTTTGATGACTGCGGCTGGTCTAAAAACACTACCACTAAGCATTACTGGAGGCTACCCAGCGACATTTACCATCAATGCTGGAACAACTTATGGGTTTGTTGTTCTTACTGATGGAACTTCTGCTGGAAGCATTTTAGGTCTTAGCACCTCAACCCTTCCAACTTTACTTTTGAACTCTTATCTAACTGGTGGTTCTCCTGCTTCTGGAATTCCTTTTGGAGGCCAAACATCAGCGGCAGATACTCCAACCCCAGTAAACTTGTCTGCGTTAGCAACTGGATACCCTTGGTTCAGGCTTTCATAAGACTCATTGAAATAAAAATACGATAATATATGGAGGCTACTTGTGTTAAGGTCTAGGAGCAATAAATGTCATTAAAACGCTGGACAGGCTCACAATGGGTCGTTGTTGCAGGTTCACGTCCAGGTGCTCAAGGTCCTGCCGGAGCCACGGGTCCTACAGGCCCAGCAGGTGCTGCTGGTACTAATGGTGCCAATGGTGCAACAGGTCCTACTGGTGCTGCTGGTATCGCTGGAACTCGCGGTAGCAAGATTTATACAGGAAACTCAACCCCTGAAGCAGCAGGACTTACAAACGTTCTTGAGGGAGATAACTACTTCAGAGTCTCAAATGGAGATTATTTTGCTTACAGTGTTGCTTCTGGATGGGTTATTCAGGGAAACATCAAGGGAGCAAATGGTGCGACAGGACCAACAGGTTCTGCGGGTCCAGTAGGTCCAACCGGTCCTGCGGGAACAACTGGCGACACAAACCGTATCAATATTATTGAAATGAATCAATTGTTGAATCTCGGCCTGTTTGGTGCCACAACTGGAAGCACAACCACTAATATTACTAACGTAGGTCTAACGGCGAGCAGCGTTCTTGCGCTGGCTCTTCTATAAGAGGCGAGGATAACTAAATGGCAAGACGAGTAATTAAAGGTACGGACTATACATTTAGTCCGTCAACAAGAACAATAGTCATCCCTGCCTTCATTCTTGAAGAGCGTTTGATGCTTATTACAAACGTTTCTACTGGAACAGTCATCTATAACTTTGCTGACCCTAATCTTGGATTTACTGGTTGGTCATATATTGGAGACCCAACAAATCCAAAAACACAAGTAGTTCTTGAATATAACACAGCCGCAATGAGTTCAACTGACTTATTGCAGATTATGGTTGATGATTTCAATGAGCAGATTACTTATGCTGATACTTTGTTGGATGCAGTTGAAAAAGTAAGAACAGCATCTCCTCAGTCTTTGATGGATACAGACTTTGAATATTCTGTTCAGCCATCTAAGTGGGAAGCACTGTTTATGGCTTGTAACTACCCATCATTCTTTGCTAAAACTTCTGGTGGTAACTCATTTGAAGTGGCTACTGTCCAAGGAAACGGCGCTGGTCCTCGCTCATTAGTTACTGTAACAACTACAACACTTCATAACCTTCAGGCTGGAAACGTAATCAGCATTCAAGATACCTTGAACTTCCGTGCTGAAGGAACTTTCGTAGTCAACTCTATTGTTACTCCTTTCCAATTTACTTACTTTGCTCGTGGTTTAGTTGATGGCATTATTAATATTCAAAACAACACCGTTGTATATGGTGGAGATATTTTTGATAACGCTCATATTCCTGGTGGAACAGCATCAACAGGAACACTTGTAGGCTTTTCTGCCGCATCTGATGGTGGAAACCCAACTACTATAACTGTTACAACACCAAGCCCACATGGTTTATATCCAGGTATTCCAATTATGATTGCTAACAGCAGTGGTATGAATGGAAACTGGATTGTAAAAGACGTATTAACTCCTTTATCATTTACATTCCAAATTTTAGATACTGTTGTTACTGCTGTATCAACATCAGCATCTACTGTTTTATATACAAAACCAGAAGGATATATTCAACATCGTCCTCTAGATGGTGGAGTTTCTTTAACTACTCTTGGAAATGCTATGGGTCTACAGACAGTTCGTCAGACTCGTCGTTACTTCCGCTACCAGTCAGGTAAGGCAATTCAGTTCTCAACTGGTGCTAAGTTCACTCCTACATACGACATTGTGTCTATCTCTGGAGCAGGAGTAACAACTACTGGAACAAAAGTAGTTACTGTTACAACTCTTCAAGACCATGGTTTGCAGCCAGGGGCAACTATTCTTATGGAAGGAACAACTCTTTCTACTGGTCTAACAAGTCCATACAATGGAACATTCACTGTCACTACAGTAACTGGAACAAACGTATTTACTTATAATATGGTTCTTTCCTCCGCTTTACAGGCTCAGGATGCAGTTCCTGGTGGAGTAAATATTTTCGTAACTGTTACTAAGTGGAAAGGTGCAGCAACTCGCACCGGTATGTTTGATGAGCAGAACGGTTTCTATTTTGAGTATGACGGAGAGTCTATGTATGCCGTTCGTCGCTTCTCAAATAAAGAAATTTCTGGAACTATCAACGTAACAGCAAACAGCGGCCTTATTACTGGAAATAACACTCAGTTTAGACGTCAACTTCTTATTGGAGACAAGATTGTAATTCGTGGACAGTCTTATCAAATTGCTGCTATTGATAGCGATACAGTTATGTATGTATCTCCTTCATATCGTGGAGCAACTGGTCAGTTTGTTAGAGCATGTAAGACTCAGGAAATTCGTGTCCGCTCCGATGAATGGAACCAAGACAAGATGGATGGTCGTGGTCCTGGAGGATATTTACTAGACCCAAATAAGATGCAGATGGTCTATATTGACTATACTTGGTATGGAGCAGGTTATATCCGCTGGGGATTCCGTGCTATCAAGGGTGACATTGTTTACGTTCACCGTATGGCAAATAACAACATTAATACTGCTGCTTATCAGCGCTCAGGTAACCTACCTGCTCGCTACGAAGTAATGAACGAACCTAAGCGTGCTCGTTTAGTTGGTGGAGCAACACTAACTTATGCTTCAACTCTAAATCCAAACGATACAACTATGTATGTTGATAACGTGTCAGAGTGGCCAACAAGTGGATATATTCTGATTCGTAACAGTACCTCAAATGAAGTTGCTCAATACACAGCAATTGGCTCATACAACTCAACTATGAGAGGTTATCCACTAACAATTGTTCGTCGCGTAACTTATCCAATTTTCTTCCCAGGACAGGTAGTTATTCTTGGTGGAGGAAATACTGGAACAACATCATTTAGCCCAGACACAACTCTTGGTGGTTCTGGAGTATCTCAAACAGCAGTAATTACACTTACTCAGACCTGTGCCCCTCAGATTTCACACTGGGGCTCATCTGTAATTATGGATGGTCGCTTTGACCAAGACGCTGAATACGTCTTTACCGCTGGTATGACTAAGCGTTTAGCAATTCCAAACGGTGTTACTAGACCTTTGATGGCAGTTCGTCTTGCTCCTTCAGTAGATAACGCTGTGGCAAGAAACTTCGGTATTCGTGAACTTATCAACCGCATGCAGATGCGTCTGGTCTCTGTTGGTGTGACAACTAACGGACAGTTCTTGATTCAGGGATTCATAAATCCAGGAACTATTACTTATACCAACCATGCAAGCACTGCTTTCAATATTACAAAGACTGGAACTGGAGTTAGCGGCCAATCAACAGTTAGCGTAACTGATATTCAGAATATCTCTGTAGGTATGACTACAGTTTCAGGACCTGCTGGATTCCCTATTGGAGCAGTTGTTGTGGCTATTAGCGGAACAACAATCACTCTTTCATCTCCAAACACAGCGGGCTATACCTCAGCGACTAACCTTGTATTTGGTGGTGTTCGTGCTTACGCAGGTCTACCAACTGACTGGGACCGTGAGCGTGTAGGTGCTGGTTCTCTATCTCAGGTGCTTTACTTTGATAATAGTGGACCTATTGGTGGAATTGTTCCTACTGGTGGAGCAGCCCCATCGGGTGCTCTAACGGGCGGTGACGCAGTGTTCTCCTTCTACTCAGAAAACGGTGGTGGTGGAACAAACTTCAACGTTACCTCATACGACTTGAAGGCAATCCGTGAACTTGGAAACTCAATTTTGAGTGGAAATGGAAACCCTTCTAGCCCTTCATATCCAAACGGACCAGACATCCTTGTTATTACTGCAACAAATATTGGAACTGCTTCTTCTGAAATTGCAGCCCGTATTTCTTGGACAGAAGCACAGGCATAGTGGTTATGAAAGAAATCCTCTTTACAAAAAATGATAGAATTTACACTCAAGGAACGGAGCAATAATGCCTAGTTATGATAGCCTAAATACGCAAATTGATGCGGTAAAGGCAGAAATTACCGCTAGCCTAAACGCTAGCACCTATACTGCCCAAGACTTGGTTTTCGTTTCTAAGGCATTAGAAACTCTAGGAAGCCTTCTTGGGGTAAATGACATTGTGGCAGCAACTGCTGCTCAGGTGTCTTCAATAACTTCCGCTGGAACCACTCAGGTTACTGCGGTAAACAGCGCTGGTACGACACAGGTTGCGGCAGTCAACTCAGCGGGAAATACAAAAATCGCAACTATCAGCGCACTCGCGGCTGATATTGAAATCAACTCATACATGGGAGTGTTGGCATAATGGCAACTACAGCAGCAAAACTCTTCCGCGGTGCGGCAACTACATCAGGCGTTACTGCTTACAACTCCGTACCCGCAGGGGGGCAGACAATCGTTACTAACATTGTCGCCGCAAACAAGACCGCTTCGGTGGTCACACTAACCGTTCAGTTTGGAACTGGTGGCTATAACTCAGGCACCGCTTTCAACTTCTGTAATGGTCTTCAAATTCCAGCAAATGGAACAGTTAACTTTGACGTCCGTCAGGTTATGACAGGTTCAGATGCAATTTATGTTGCTGCATCTTCAAATAGTGCCATTGACGTCCACGTCTCTGGTGTAGAAGTAACAGCGTAGTAGGACAAGAGAGCGAGAGGCTAAAGAACAATGGCTATTTCAGGTAGCAAAGATTTAATTGTATTTCCTAACGACAACTCTGGACGCTTCTCAATCAAAGAAGTCCAGTACACAGCGAACGGAACCTTCACTGTGCCAACTGGCGTGACTGCTGTAGAAGTAGTTGCCGTAGGTGGCGGTGGAGGAGGCGGCGGCGGAAATGATGCTGCTGCTGGTGGTGGCGGAGGTGGCGGACAAGTTGTTCGTCGTAACGTCAACGTAACTCCTGGAACCACATATAACATTCAAGTCGGTGCAGGTGGACATGGTGGACAAGGTGCCCTCATTTCAGCAACCGATAACGTAAACACACAGCCTGGTGGTGTTGGTGGAACTACTACATTTGGTGGTTCATCTCCTGTAAACCTTCTTATGAATCCAAGTTACGCTAAAGGTGTAACTCTCTGGGAAGCAAACAACATCCAGCAACTTCAGAAATCAGCAACTGGAGCATCTGGTCTACCAACAATTATTGTTAACCCAGACAACACTGGTATTCAATTAGGTATGATTGTTACAGGAACTGGTATCGGAGCAAGCGCAATTGTTACTGGTATTTCTGGAACAACAATCTCCTTGAGCGTAAACAACTCTGGAACAGTTTCTGTTGGAACAACAGTAACCTTCACCCTACAGTCAAGTCGTGTAACAACAACATCTTTGGTTTATAACGACAATATTGCTCTTTCAGCATCTTTTGGAGCAACTCAGTCAAATAACGTTATTCAAGCACAGTATGCGCAGATGGAAGACCTTACTCTAAGCGGTGGTTCTTTCTTTGCTCTTGATACTCTTGGAAACATTTCAGCAGCAGTTCTTTCAAACCCATACACCAAGTTACCTGAGATGGTTTCTCCTCTAGAGATTTCTGGAACTACTGTAGGTGCTAACGCTCTACAGTGCGTAAACTCATCTGCTGGTGCTCGTCTAGTTGGTCTTACAACCTCTGGCTCTGGTGCTCTTAGCGCCAACGGAACTTCTGGTTTCCCATACGACCCAAACACCTCATACACAGTTTCTGCTTATGTGTATCACACAAACCCAACTCCTCAGAACTTGATTATGCAGTTGCGTATTGGTGATGGAACTAACTTCCCAGGGAACAACCAAGGAACATCAAACGGAACTGGAACTGTTTATTCAGCAGTTACACCTTCTGCTGGTGGTTACCATGTTGCTCAGCAGACAGTCTCTGTGCCACTTGCTGGTTACGGCGGTTCTGTAAGCAAGACAATCTCTGGAACAAGCGGACAGACATTTATTACTGTAGATAACGCTGACGGATTATTCTTCGGTCAGACAGTATCTGGAACTGGTGTTGCAGTTGGTGCAACTATCACCAGCATCTCTGGAACTACAGTCAACCTAAGTCAGGCTAATGCTGGAGCAGTTTCAGGAACTGGAACATTTGTTCACTCTGGAATCTTCTCTGGAGCATGGCGTCGTATCTCTGCGACATTTACAGGTCTACCAACATACGCTGTTGGTCTAACTGCTAAGTGGGCATATGTTGGATTCCTAATCCCAGCAAACACAACAATGCACATTGATAACGTTCAAGTTGAAGCAGCAACATCAGCAACAGCATGGCGCCCACCAACCTATGAGACTGGCCTTGGGCTTCGCTTGATGTCAACTGATACAACTTCAGAAAATATGGAAGTCTCACATGACTGGGTAAAGGCTGTTCCAGGTGTTCAATACACTGGCTCTGTCTACACTTGGGCATGGAAGGAATATCGCACATCTTCTGCCTACCTTGAGTTCTACGATGCTGATTACAACTTAATTGGCTCACGAACAAACGGTTCAACAATTTTTGTTCCTGTTACAGCAACCAAGATGGGTTCATCTACTCAGTTGCACTCAACCACTGGAAAGCGCCTGAGCGCTACAGCGACTGCTCCTGGAACTGCTGCTTATGTTCGTTTCGGTGTTCAATATAACCTCGCCGCAAACAACGCTACTGGTGGTCAGGAACCTGAGTTCTACCTTGCTTACGCACAGTTAGAAGTTGGCTCTGCTCCAACCTTCTACAAGGATGGAAACACAACAGGATATACATGGGCTGGTGAGTCACACTACTCAACAACCATCACTACTCCTCTAGTTGCTGCTAAAGGCGGCGGAGGTGGAGGAGCCTACAACTCTAACTTCCGTTTCTGGCAGTTCGGTCTTCCTGGTGCAAACTACGGCGGACACGCAATCAATAACTCACCAACAGCACCTACATACGCAGGTGGCGGTGGTGGAGCCGGTTCTGCTGGTGGAAACGCTATTTCTTACTCAGCAGTTGAAGGTGCCTCAGGAACTACAACTGGTTACACATCATCTGGTTCAACACAACTTCAATATCATCCACAAAATGGACACCTTGGTGGTTACGGAATTGCTACAAACAACGTAAACATCCCTAACTACGGTGGAGACGGTGGTCTTGGTGTTGACGTGAATGGTGCAGGAACACTTGAGAACCACTACCTTGGTGGTGGCGGTGGCGGTGGCGGATGGAACACATTCGCACAGGCTGGCTTCAACAACCCAGGTCGTGGAAACGGCGGAGGCGGTAAGGGTGGTCACACATACCTTGCTTACCTAGTGGGAACTGAATCTGGTTCACTTATCACTGACATCTACTCTCGTGGTTTTGACGCTACACCAAACACTGGTGGTGGCGGTGGAGGAGCAGGTTCAAACGGTAACAACTCACCTTTGACACTTGCTACACACAACGCATCTTCATATATCACGTTTGAAAACAACTCTTTAGAAAACCTAAACCGTTGGAACCCAGACTACAACTGCTCTATCTCAATCAACGGAACATCACCTGCCTTCGGAACATTCTTCCTAAGGACTGTAGTTCAGGATGCTGGAAATATTAGAGTAAAGACTTCTTGGTCAGATTTCCCAATCTTGCCTAGAACACAACTCTACTTCTCTGGCTTCGCTTTCCGTCTTGGAGCAGCAAACACCAACCCAGGAACTCCAAACATTGGAACCAAGGTTGCACGTCCAGTAGTCATCTGGTTGGACATCAATAAGCGTGTTATCCGTGAGGACCGTCCTACAGTAAACGCAACTTTGGTTGCTGGTACTTGGACAAATGCTGCTGCTAACACAGCACAGGTATGGCAGCCACCTTTGGCTCCTTCTAACGCTGCTTATTTCCAGGTTGCAGTTGAAGGACTATTCATGTCAGGTGGAGACACCCTTGATATTGACTTCAACACACTTCAATACTACCCATACGTTACTAGCGGTGGAGCAGGTGCTGACGGTTCTGTCATCATTCGCTACGCTGAGAAGTTCACAGCGTAATAGGAAAAAGGAGAGCATAAAACTATGAAAAAGTTTGCACTCGTTGGAGGCGGAAGAGTAGCCAATATTGTTGTTGCCGAGGATGCTAGCAAAATCGGTCCAGCAGCGGATGCTTTTATCGTCTTTGATATTACTGAAATGGACCCTGCTCCTTCAGTTGGCTCAACATATGACCGAGTCACTAAGAAGTTTGCTCCACCAGTACCAGATAACATGAAATCACTACTAACTGGAGATGTTCTTGTATTTGAACCATCTGCTCCAGAACCAGTAGCAGCACCAAAGGCTTCTTCAAAGAAGAAGTCTGCTGACGAAACACCTGCGGAGGAATAATAATGCCAATTACAATGTCACCACAGGTGCTAACCGCATCTCAAGACGCTTACATTACTCAGGGAGTAACAGCACGCCTACAGACTTTGTCTGGGGCTGCTGCGGCTGGCGCTGTATCAATCAGCGTAATTGATTACCCAGTAACTGTATTAAGCGGTCAAACAGGTGCATCAACTGTTGCGTTCACAAATGTCCCTTCAAACTACGCAAATACTTGGTGGGTTGAAGTTGCTGGTCGTGGAGCAAATACAGTTACCTTTACTGGAGTTACTTGGGATGGTGGCTCTGCTCCATCTCTTGCTACCTCAGGAAAGTCTGTTCTTGAGTTCTACAGCCGTGATGGTGGAACCACAATCTACGGTGTAGCACGCTTTCTAAACGTTGCCTAGTTCGCTCTAAAGCAATTAACCCCTCCGCGTTGCGGGGGGGTTTTTGCTTTGTCTGGTGTAGGATGGAAGTATGAAAGTATGCGTATACACAATAGCCTTGAATGAAGAACAGTTTGTTGAGCGTTGGTATAACTCAGTTAAAGACGAAGCAGACTATCTTCTAATCGTTGATACAGGCTCAACCGATAAAACAGTTGAGGTAGCAAAATCACTAGGCATAAACACTGCTGAGATATGCGTAAAGCCTTGGAGATTTGATACTGGAAGAAATGCATCCCTTGCGTTAGTTCCTGCTGATATGGACTACTGCATACCGTTAGATATGGATGAAATTATGCTTCCAGGGTGGCGTGCTGAATTACAAAAAGCATTTGATGCTGGAGCAACTAGACCACGATATAAATACATTTGGAATTGGAATTCTGATGGAACTCCAGGTCTTACCTTCGGCGGGGACAAGATTCACAAGAGACATGGTTATAGGTGGAAACACCCAGTCCATGAAGTGCTTACCCCAGACCGCATGGTGGAGGTTCCATATTGGACTGAAGCAGTGATGGAACATCACGCCGACAACTCAAAGTCTCGTTCTCAATATCTTCCTCTTCTCAAACAATCTACTGAAGAAGACCCAAGTGACGATAGAAATGCTTTTTACTATGCCAGAGAACTTTTCTTCTACAACAAATTTGCAGAGGCTTCTGTAGAGTTTAGACGGCATCTATCTCTTCCTACCGCCACATGGAGGGCAGAAAGAGCAGCCTCATATCGCTATCTATCAAAACTTCATCCTGTAGAGGCAGAAATTTGGCTCACTCTTGCTCATGAAGAAGACCCTAGACGTAGAGAGTCATCAGTTGATTTATCTAAACTTTATTACCGCCAGAGCCGTTGGCAAGACTGCTATGACGCTGCGAATAGAGCATTGTCCATAAAAGAAAGAGATATGTCTTATCTAAATGAAGCAGAAGCCTGGGGATATATCCCGCATGACATGGCATCAATTGCTTCATATAACTTAGGTAAGTATGAAGAAGCAGTAATGCATGCTAAAAACGCATTGGATTTAGGTCCAGAAGAAGAAAAAGAAAGACTTATGCTCAATCTAAAATTTTGTGAGGACAAGTTAAATGACAAAGAATAATTACCCAAATTGGTTTGCAATGACCGCACAAGTTCCTTTTTCAAAGTATCTAGGTCAATTCAAAGATAGACAAGTAGACTTTTTACAAATTGGAGCCTACACAGGAGATGCCACCGAGTGGCTTTTTCAAAACATATTGACTGAGGGGAAATCAACACTAACAGATGTAGATACCTGGGAAGGTTCTGACGAAGTTATCCATAAAAAACTAGATTGGGATGATGTTGAGACAGTTTATGATTCAAGAACAGAACAACTTGTGGAAGATGGACGTTTAGTAAAAGTAAAAACTACTAGCGACAAATTTTTTTCAACAAATAACAATATGTTTGATTTTATCTATATTGATGGCGACCATACTGCTATGGCTGTCTTGAAAGACGGACTTAATGCTTTCAACTATCTAAAGCCTGGCGGTGTCTTAGCCTTTGATGATTACACATGGAGTGAGGGGACAGGGGACATAATGAGAGACCCTAAGCCAGCAATAGACGCTTTTCTTCTATTCCACAATAAAAATATATCTGTTATTGAGATAGGGAGTCAGGTTTGGCTAAGGAAGAACGCTTAACGTTTTTTCTTAGTCTTGCTTTTTCTTTTTCTCTAGCCTTCTTCTGCTTTTCTCTGTCTCTACGTTGACGCTCCATGCGCTCAGCGCGGTCAACTTTATATGCTTCAACAGCATTAGCACTTGTTCTACTCTTCCAAGCAAAACCGCACTCTGAACATGTAACAACTTTTGCTGTATTCCAACGACCAGAACTATCAAGTTGAACTATTGCTGTTTCTAGTTTGTTAGGTCTTGCTGTGCAGTAAGGACAATTTGGATAGCGACGTCTGCGTGTCTCTTCTCCTAAATATGAAACGGATAGCGCTCTGCGAATATCTACTTCATCTCTACCGCCCCATACACCCCATATTTGACGATGTTCTAAGGCCCACTGTAGGCAAGTTTTACGGACAGGGCATTGAAAGCAAAGGTTCTTTGCCGCATATTTTTGTTCAAACTCGGAAGAGAAAAACCAGTCTATTGTTTCACGATTTGCTGGTTTAGCACATAGTGCTTCTGATTGCCAATTTAGGCTGTCCGCTGGTTTCCACACATGTGTTAATCTACACTATTCAAGTATAAAAGTATGCTTCAACACGCCTATCAATCTATATTTCTATCAAAGTAATTTCTAGAGGTTCTGCGACAAAATCACCATAACGAGTCTCGCCATCTGGACTACAAACAATATAGAGATGTTCGCCTTCAAGAAGACCGCAGTGCGTATATTCAACTATAGAATCTTCTAACAACTTATATCCATGACCTAAAGAAAAAGCCACTCCATCACGTTGAAGCGCTGAGGCAAGGGCTCTACGAACTAATTCATTAGTAGTGTCAACTGATTCAAAAGTATAATAGATAACAGGGTCTGTTTTGGTGGGGTTATATTCGTAGCCATCCCATTCCATCCAAAGGCTTTCCCCAGGTCTTTTGTCTTTCATCTTTTCTACCTAACTACTTATTCTTCGTCAAGCATACTAAAATCAAATTCAAATTTGTTGAAAGAATCGCTGTCTTCCCCTAAAAAATATACTTCATTTGGGTTTAGCATTTCATATATACCAGCAATAGTTATTTGACCGCACATACAGCAAACGTCAACACACCCAAGGGTTATGTGTTCTGGGGTGTCCACACCAACTAACTTCATCGTGATATTACCGACTTCGTCCATACTCTGGGGTTCCCAGTTTGTATGGTTCTCAAGCCAGCACTGCTCACAAAGTGCTAGTGGTCGCAATACATGTTCGGCTGCCATAGGACAATTTTAGTCCTAATACTTATCCTAGAGTCTTTAATTCGCCGTCAATAATGATGTTTCTTTGACGCCTTATAACTCTTCTTTGCTGAGGAGTAGTGCCTCCCCAGATACCGAATAATTCGTGCTTTATTGCCCACTCAGCACACTCAGCAAGATGCTCACAGAGCGAGCATACTTTTATTGCTGATTTATAGTCTTCCCTTGATGTCTCTTTTTTACTTACTTTTTCAGAATCTTCAAAAAATGTTTCTACACCAATCTGTGAACACAGTGGATTTTCAAAACTCCATGGCTCATTAGCCATATCTTCCTCTTCCTGAACATTTTTAGTTATTGTTGGGTTTTTTGATTCTCCAGATAACCAACTTCATAACCGCAGCCGGCATAACCAGCAATGTCTACCCATGTATCTGGCTGGTAGCCAGACTTTGAAGCATAACGAGCAACCTTGAGACCAACCATCATCATTGCAACATCTTCATTACTGATAGGGACTCCAAGGATTACAGACCAAATCTGTGCTGTTCTTTCAAAGTTATCTTCAGGAGCACCATATTGTTTATTTCTATCGCCAGAAATAATTTTTGCTGCTTCCCGCAAGGCTTCAACACGAATAGGGGTTTCTTGCGTCTGCGGTGTTTCGTTAGTATCCATTTCTCACCTTCACTATTACCTGAGCAGTGTAGAGAGAAGACCTCTGCTCGTCAATATCTTTTTCAATAATAATTTCATAATTTACTTTCTTACTAATATCTTCTTCTATGTCAAGATATTTTGAAAGTTCTTTTTCAGTCTTTGAAACTATTTCTTTGTGGTTTTCGCCCATTACGGAGAACTTCATGGTTGTAGTGTTCATACTAACTTTTCTAAGTTTTCTGGTCGGAAGTGGATACCATCTAGAAGAGGAGTCTTTCCGTCATCACTTTTCATAATAATATCCCCTGAGCGAACTCCAACTACTTTTCCTCGGCGCCCGTTGAGAGAGTATTTGCCACTTGCCTCATCAAAAGCATCAAACTTTACCCTGACTACGTCAGTTACCTTGATTGCTCCAGCCTGAACAGCAAGCCAGTTCTCGTTTTTATCTTCTTTCACTAAAGCATGGCCTAAAGCCAACTTAGAAAATAGTTCAACTACTTCCTTTGAAATATCGCTCTTAGGAGGTTTCTTTACATTTTTCCAAGCAGCAAGCAATTCAAGGACAGCGTCCCCAGTCATTTTTCTTGTTTTATTTTGGGTAAGTTGTTCTTTTACCCAATCCATATTTAACTCTGACATATTTCTCCTTATTAGTTTTTGGTTGCCGCCCTTGCGAGCGGCAACCTTAACTTTTTCTAACTTAGATTAGAACGGTGCTGCTGGAGCAGAAGCAACTGGCGCAGGGGCCGGTGCTGGTGCTGGAGCAGGTGCTGGAGCAGCAGCAGCAGGTGCTGCTGTAGTTGTAGACGCCGCAGGTGCTGCTAGAGCAGCGTAGCGACGAATTTCATTACGCTTGTTGCCGTTATAAACACGGCTACCGACAGTTCCACGGAACTTACGACCAACTAATACACTTTCAATCTGAGCATTAGTTGGGGCAGGAACAGTTGTAAAGAACTGCTGGGTAATTCCCATAGCGTGCATCTTTCCAAAGAAGATTGAAAGAGCATTCTTGTTTTCTGGAGATACAGTTAGGTTATCCCAAACAAAACGCTTGTTGTAGGCTCCGCCTTCAACCTGAGTCTTGATTGAGAACATTGTCTTTCCAGTTGCTGTGACTTTTGCTGTTGCTTCAATAACAGTTAGGTCATATTCGCCATCTGGTAGTGGCTCGTAACTGCTGCTGATTTCACCAGCATCTTTGATTAGGTCTCCCCAATTGAGTGTTGACACTATTCGCTCGCTTTCGTTTCAGTAGTTTGTCTTGGTCCAAACACTTGGTCAAGCATCTTTTCCAAGTGAAGGGTTTCTTGCTCAATGACTTTGCCTAGTCGTCCTTGAACTCGTTCTCCAGCCTCATAGTTGTTAGTCCTCTCCACATACATGCGGCGAGTCTTAAGATTTGGCTGGGTTGGGTCTGGGTTCATTCTTTCCTCAACGGTAAGAGCACCCAGGATGTCGTAGAAGTATGGTGCTTGAATTGCTAATTGACCTTGTAGGTATGGACGGTATCTTCCGTCACGGTCCTGCTTAGCCATAGCAGTAAGAACCACTGCTTCTAACGGATTTGTAGCGTGCATTGTTAGGTCACGAAGGTCACGCAAAAGCGCACCCATGTGGCGCAACAATTCTCCCCATTGCTGTTGTGTCATCTGATTTACACCAGCAATGTTTTCCAAGCATTTAACTTGGAGTTCTGATACAGAGTCAATGATGAGACTCTTGAAGTGGTGCTTACCTAACTGCAACCACTGATATGTCTTGAGAACAGTATCGTAATCACGAACTGTGACTACGCATGTATCCCAAGTCCCGTCAGCCAAAGGTGGCTCCTCACGCAACGGGTCCCAATACTTAACAATGATAGGCAAGAAACGGTGTCCGCCTTCAACGTCAAGCATTAGGCGAGGATATGGCGCAGTGACAGCAAAACTGGATTTACCAACTTTACTCTCTCCATACACCATGACTGTAAGTGAGCGTTGTATTTGGCTCATTGTCACTCGCTTCCTTTTTTCTCTGTTTCATAGTATGCATAAGGGTCTGCTTCCTTATACAAATCGCTAATTACCTCTTCAACGGCTTCACCGTTATCAAACATAGGGCATATAGCGAAAAATTGGCATTTCCATTTGCAGTCACGAGTTGATGGTCGTGGATAGGCAACAAAATGATGAGGCTCACCAGCATCAAGAGCAGTTCTTGTTTTCATCATATCTGAAAGAACACCATGAATTCTTAGCCAAAAATTTCTTAGCGCAAAAGTATTATGACGAACTTCAATTTGCTTGTAGTAAGGAGGCTTTGATGCTGCTGTCCTCTTTACTTTCTTGAGCATAGTAAAGATGCCACCCTCTGTGCGTTGGTCTGATTCACCCTCTTTTAGTTTTTCTAAAATCATATATGTAAGAATCTGCTCGTTCATGTTTGCTGTGCTAGCAAACTCGTCTAGAGAGCCACCTACAGTTTTGAAGTCACGGAAGAGTTTTACTCCATCAGCCTTGCGTCTTACACGCATATCAATCTTGCCTTGGAGTTCTACCTCTCCATTGAACATTGGCACAACAATTTTTTCTTCTGTTGACACCATTTCAAGTTCAGCATCAATGCCCTCTTCAGATACCCATTGCTCATAGCCCTCAAGCATGATGCGACCCATCTCTGCCTCTGATTCTAGGTTTGAGGTATCTTCAAAGTTTTCTAATAAGATTTTTTTGTCAGCATCTACCAACTCAGCGTGTGCCTGTAGTAGAGGAACGTTCTGTGAGTAGTGAGTATCTAACGCTGCGTGAATGCGACTACCAAACGCAAGCGCACCTGTAAACTCTTGAAACTTTGGTTGTAGGCCACGATAGTAGGTGAGCCACCAACGTCTGCGGCAATCTTTGAAAGTTTGTATCTCTGAGTTAGAGATACGAATTACTTTGTCATTTTCTGTCATAGTCTTCCGCTCTTATCGTCTTGTAGTAGTCGCAACAGTTGGTCCTTATCACGAACAATCTGTTCAAAGTTATCAGCCTTTGTCTCTAGAACGTGGATGACACGCTCTTCAATAGTTCCTTCAGTGACATAGTCTGTGATAACAATTGAGTCGTGAATCTCGCTTCCGATACGGTGAACTCGGTCTAATACTTGCTTGTAATCAACTAATGACCAAGGACGCTGAAGCATAACTAGACGACGAGCCGTAGTCAAGGTAATTCCAACTCCACCTGCTTGTGCCGTAAAAAGAATCCACTTAGTGATTCCAGCCTGAAAATCATCAATGGCTTGTTGGCGCTCATCTTCGTCTTGGTCGCCAGTAATAAGACCATGTGGTATTTTCTTCTTTGTCATCTCAGCGCTAAGAAGATTGATAAGTTGTTTGGACACCGCGGAGACGGCAACAGCATCATCACCAAAGTCTCCATTTTCAATATCTTCCATCAATGCTTCTACCTTACAAGAAGGCATGTCTAAGATAGCCTTTGTTTCACCAGTAATCTCATCTACCTCTAGTGTCGCACTTGCGCTCGCAAACTGTAAAAGACGGATTGTCTGAGTAAGAATGCTTGGTGCGGAAAGAATATCTCCAGAGGAAAGTTCAGCAATCATAGTGTCACGCATCTGCGCATACGCCTTTGCTTGTTTTGTAGACATCTCAACATCTCGTCGTTCTGTCATTACTGGTGGGAGGTGAGGAAGCACTACCTTCTTGAGCATACGACGCATGTATGGATTTACGCTCTTGTAGAACTCATCTGTCATTGTTGGCTTTACGCCAAGAACCATCATTCCGCCAAAAGCATTGAGCATCACATCAATCATTCGGTCAATCCACTTTGTCTTTGATGGCCAATCTTTTGGCGATAGCCAATGGAGGATTGCCCATAAATCAACAACGTTATTAGCAATCGGAGTTCCAGTTAGTGCAAAACGAATCTCTGCGTTCCCACTAGCAGACCATAACGCTCTACTCTGCTTGCTCTTAGGGTCTTTAGAGCGGTGAATCTCGTCGGCAATAACAGCCTTGAAATCTATATTGTTGAGTTCCCTTAGGTGAACTTCGCAACGGCTTTCACTAATTTTTTCATCTTGACCGCCACAAGCCTTACATCTAGTCAAAGCAATAGAACCATAGGAAAGTAGCCGTGAGTGAGAACGCAACGACTCCCAGTTGATAATAAATACTTGCGCTGGTTCTTCAAATTGTTTTTTACGTTGCGCTGCGCTTCCTTTGATGATTTGTGTGACTACTGAATCAGGCCACCATTTTTGAAACTCTCTAGCCCAGTTCTTTTTTAAGGTGTTAGGACATACAACGAGAATAGGAAAAACATCTTCGCCCTTATCGTGAAGCGCTTTGAGCGCCCTGATTGCCTGAGCAGTCTTTCCTAGACCTGGCTCATCGGCCAAGAGAGCCCGCTTAGCGGTGCTTAGGAAGGCTACGCCAGCCCTCTGATGAGGGAACAAGGCTTCGTCACCTTCATAGGTATCTAACTCTCGTAAAGCCAGTGCAGGGTTGATTCTTGTGTTGAGGTGGTCTGTAGCCCACTCAGCGAGTTTAGGCTGAATATCTAGTTGGTCTTTGAATGTTGACCTTAGGGCTAGGCAAGTTGTCCAACTTAGCGGAACTCTCCAGACCCCCTCAGAAACGTTCCAGGAAGCCCCTGGAAGGCTCTTACAGAGTTCTTTTAGCCTCCAGTCAGCACTTATTACTATGTGTTCGCCTGAAGCGTCTATATCCACTGAAACTGGCACTAGTGGTTCCTTTCGTCACTAAGAAAAAAAATTTTTATTGCGGCTTGAAATATTTTTTTCTTCTATTGGTTAGTCTAGCAGGATTTTTGGTTTCCATCCAACCCTAGTCATTTTGAGTAGGGCGTGTCGGGCAGCATCTAGAGCGTGCCCACCACCTCCAACATGCCAGACCCCTATCTTCTTAAGGGCTGGATTTGGAAACATATTTTTGGCATCTACAGGCGCCTGAAATGAGATTTCGTCAGGGTTATATCCATTTACCCTACAAAGATGCTTGAGGACACCTATCTGCTCAAGGCTATAGGGAGCCTGAGAGTTTCTAACAGTTTGCGCATTTATTATAAATCTTTCACATACGACATAAAAACTATCATATGTGTGTTTATTTGCCAAGATTGGCTCAATTACTGAAGCAAAAGATTTTTGGTCTGGTTCATCAGATATGACTTTTGTTGGTAGTTGTTCTTGGTTTTGGTCCCACTGGAGAAAAACAACTCCAGTAGTTTGACCTGGGTCAACTGCTAATACTCCAATCATTTTAGTATTTGTCTCCCCAAGTCTCTAGAGGCCCATCAACATCTGCGGTAAGCGGAACAGACCAACCTTCTTCTGTAGTCATACATTGTTGAACAAGTCTTTTTATCTCTTCAGCGTCTTCTCGTGGAGCCTGTAAAACAATTTCATCGTGAACAGGAACAATTAGATGCTCCGTGAGGTCTGCTTGGTCTAACTTTATAAGATTGCTCTTAAATACTTCTGCTGCTCCGCCTTGAATCAAATAGTTAACAAGAGTGTAAACGCGACCTTGGTCGCAAGGAATTCTGCGACCAGTCCAAGTGTGAACAAATCCCTGACCAGTATCACGCTCTCGCATCATCCCAACGTGTTCAATCTCTTTTTGAAAACGAATCATTCCTGGATAGCGAATATCAAAAGCATCTGAAACAGCACGCATTTGTTCTTCAGGAACACCTGCGGTGATGGCTTGCTTAGCAACTCCAGCACCATAAAGACGACCATAAACCATTCCCTTGATAAGAGTTCTGCGCTTATCAGATTTTTGCATATCTGGTTCTTGATACACCTCACGGCCAATTTCAGTGAACGGGTCAGAACCAATCTGGTCAGCACGGTTGAATAGTCGTATCAGATTTGGGTCCTGAGATAAAGACGCAAACATACGGAACTCAACCTGGTCCAGGTCAGATGTGATGATGACATGGTTTTCATCTTTAGGAATAAATGCTCGGCGCACAGTTTCATCTCCCTTAGGAAGGGTCTGTAGCGCTGGGTCAGTAATAGACATACGCGATGTCCGTGCGCCGAGCGTTTTGACGGATGGATGAAGAACCCCATCAATATTTTTATCAATGAAGTTCAAAAAATAAGTATTGGCAAGTTTTTCTGCTTTACGAAGTTGAACAACAGTCTCAGCAAGATTTTTTACCTCGGCGTTGCCGTCTCTAATAAGAAGTTTTAGTTGGTCTTTTGTGCATGCCTTCTGACCACTAGGAGTGAGTTCTGTAATCTCTCCACCTAATTTTTCAAAGAGACGAACAAGTTGAATGTTGCTAGTGAGGCTTGTTCCAGAATAGGTGCTTGCTCCCCATTCTTTTACACTTGTTGTGTAGTCAAGAAGTTCTTGATATTTTTTCTTAGAGTAATCAATATCAACACGAGCGCCGTTGATTTCCATGCGTGTAACAATTTTACGAGTAGCCATCTCAAGTTCATATGCCTTGTGGTATGGCTTTCCAGGACCGCACTTTTCATAAAATTTTTCCCATAAGCGCATTGTCAAGATTGGGTCAAGAGCGCCGTATGCCCAATAAGGCTCAAAGTTGATTGGAACAGTTCCCCAAGTCCAACCATTTTCAACAAGACCTTCATCTAGTTTTTGTTGTAGGTAAGCACCCCGTGGGTCAATAAGATTTTCAGCAAGAACTTTTAGAGCACCAGGACCTAGTGGGTCAATCAAGTGCGCCATAATCATCGTGTCGTGGGCACGGTGCCAAGGAATATCCCAGCGAGATTTAATTGCAAACCATCGTGCTTCAAAAGCAATGTTGTGACAGACAAGTGGTCCATCAAACTTATCCATTGCTTCATAAAAAACACCAGACCATTCATTCCAAGGAATAGACCAACCCTTTTGTGAATCTCCTACTTGGACAAGTCTTAAATCTCCATGCCATGGAGATAGCGCATCACTTCTTGGTCTTCCTGGTTTTTCTCCAGTTTCAGTATCAATTGCAATTGCGTTATATGGACGTCGCTCACCTAGCCAGTGAATAAAGTCTGCGGCTTTTTCTGCGCTATCTACTAGCGTTACTTCTATGCCATCTAATCCTTGCGTCATTTGTCCTTCTTACTAGCGGTTGTAGGAATACTACGGAATCATCTCTATTCTGTAAATACTATCTATTCTTTCGTCATTCTCTGCTGCCTCTTCAAGAAGCCTTTGTGCTACATTAGTTAGATAACGAGCACCGTTCTGGTCATACTTATATAGAGCATCAAGAACAGGCTTAGGGTCTTCGCTTACCTGCGCCCAATAGCGATATTTTTCTGGAAATACTAAAGGAACATTTTTATTTGGTCTACATTCTTCGCAGGGCAAAGCATCTCGCTCCAACTCTTCTGGGGTTGCTTCCACTAACCCATAACGAGTTATAAGAGGACAAGCAGCGCCATGAAAAATTAAAGAGACACCAATGCGTGAAAGAACATATGAGCCATTTTCTGTTCTATACAGAGCAAACTCAATCCACCTAGTTGACCCTCTGCGCCACGAAGAAGACTCAGCGAGCAAGCGTCCTTTGAACTGTAAAGTCCTAGAACCGTCTTTTACCTCAAACATTTTAGTCTTTCTTCTTCTTTACGTCAGGAGGAGTAAATTTTGTCACAGGTTGAAAGGGGTTGTCTTGGCTCTTACCATCTAAAGGCTCTGGCGTTTGGTCAGCAAGAACCTTAGATATATGGTCAAAGTCTTGTTTTAATTTAGTATAACTAGCCCTAATAACAGCAATATCTGTCTCATAGGCAGAGACCAGTTCCCCGATTCTCTGCCGTAGAGCAGCGATAACTAAATCTTTTTCATTAGATTCAGCCATAGTGATTACTCAGTAATCAAAAGTGCTTTCAACTCTGTAATTCTTGCCTGACCGTCAGAAATCTCTTGGTCCAGTTGAGTCAAAAGTTGCTGGTCTTTTGTTGTAGCCGCGTTAGCAACAACTTTCTGGATTTCAAGATTGTAGAGGTTGTATTCCACGCTACGGATGTGGTTGATAACGATATTGTTCTTATCGGCATCGTTGAGGTATTCGTATTCTATGTTAGCCATCGTTTTCTCCTTATGTCGGGTATACCTATAATAGCAGTTTGCTACTCAGGAATATTGGTTTTTTGTAGGTCAAAAATCATGTTTTCTAAGATTTCTTTTTTACTTCTAAACTCTAGCAGAACAGACGACCTAGGCTCTTTATCTGGCATATCTCCATCAGGTTGTTCTTCTATAGCCAATTCAAGTTTTTCTATATGAGAATTGACATTGTTTAGATGTAAATTTAGTATTTCTAGTTTATCTTGTATATTCATAATTACGCCCAACCCGAGAATCCACTATATGGTCCATATGTTGCAGCAGCATTGTTATAGCCTCTAACTCTTACACGAGCCCATGAATAAGTAGAATCTGACCAAGTTCCAGTGCCAGTAGCGCCAGTAATAGATGTTCCACTTGAGGCAGCAGGACCTCCACTATTAGAAGCAACTTCCCAGTTCCATTCCAAAGAGTCTGTGTTTATTCCAGCAGATGTAGTAGCAGACCATCTAAACGGACCAGAACCTAAATAACTAATAGAAGGTGTTGAAGGAGTACCTGGGGTTCCTCCCACTGGAGCAGATATTCTTGTTCCATTGTTTGGTCCACCCCAATCACTCTTTGTTCCAGCGGGGTTACCACTTGCGTATGCCTGAACATAGTAGTCACGAGAAGAGCCGGCAGAAATAGTAGTATCCAAAAATGATGTACCAAAACCATTCCAACCTCCATTGGAGTTTGGTCCACCAAAGTCTGGAGCATTGTCGTATCCTGGAGGACCACCCCACCAAATACCATAATAAGAAGCACCAGAAACAGCATTCCACGAAACTAAAACACCATCAGTTCTATTATCAGATGCGTTTACTCCTGTAGGAGTAGCGAGTTTGTTTGATGCAGTTTGGTATGTTCCTCCAGCAGCACCTACAGATAGATAGCCTTCGGTATTTCCACCGAATAGTTGAACAGTATAAAAAGTTCCAGCACTTAATCCACTAAATGTTGTTGTAAAAGGACCAGCACCGCCATCATTGATAAAATCAATCTGGGTCCCATCTCTGAATCTGTAGTATCTAGGAGCCCCGCTTCCTCCAGTGTAATTTATAGTGATACTAGTTTGAGTAACACTATTAAGGCTTCCTCCAGGAGGTGGAGCATAGACTGCTCTATAACTTACTGGTGTATAAAAATCAACAGTAGAGCCATCTGTTCCAACTACTCGGTCTCTCCACCTATACATATTTGCTGACGCACTGGCAGCACTGGTTCCAATTAAAACGCTAGTTCCCAAACTTCCAGCACTTGTCCAGTCGCTATCTGACCCAGTGTATGAGTTACTTAAAATAGTAAGAAGTCCAGAAGAAATACTTTGCTGATTATTGTAAGTTCCAGCACTACCAGATACAGTTCCCCCAACCTGTATTCTTCTGACAGTTCCAGAAGCATCTGCTGTTCCACTAGCAGAAATAGATGGAGCCACCGTTTGTGATGGAGGAGAGCCCGCTAAAGCCTGTCCTTGGCGCTCAACGTTAGTAGCAGTCTCATAACCTGTTCTTGCCTTACTAACTGTTACTGTAGCAAACTGGTTAGAAGTCAAGCCAGTCTGAGTAACTAATCCAGTGCTAGCGTTAATTGATGCTGTTCCTGCTGTAGTGCTTACCCCATAACTTGCGGCAGACTCAAATAAACCGTCATCTACGTTTGTAATGTTGAAAGTAAATCCTCCAGCAGTTCTTGTGACAGCGCTGGCTTGATGCTGTCTAGCAGGACGAATCACAGTGAAAGCAACATATCCATCATCAGCAGTTCCAGTAGTTGCTGTTCTCTGAGTCCATCCAGTAGTTCCTTGGTTTATTGTAAAACCACTTTGGTCTGCTGAAGATGAAGCCCAAGTATTTTGAATTGAACCATTGATAGTGTATGCAGTACTTGCAACATAATCAGTCAATGAGTTTTCTATAAATAAAACATATACTGTTCCAGAGAATGTTAGATATGCTTGATATTCTAGCCATCTATTTGTTCCAGAAGGGTATCTTTCTCCTCTATAACGAATCCAAATACCACCATTATCAACTTTTGTAAAGCAATAAGACATCACGAGGTCCTGAGCAGCAATATTTAGGAATCCACCAGGGGTAGGAATTGGGCTAAAGTAATTATTAGTTCCCATTGCCGCGTTTCCAAAATAGCCATTAGTTGAAATATATAAAGTATTCCCAGCACTAACAGATGGAGCATTGCTTAGGTATCTTCTTGAAGACGTGTCTTGTGGTGATGGGCTTATTGTTTGTTGAACAACTGCTGATGTTTTAGAGTTAAAGGCTACACTTCCCTGATTTGTTGGGTAAATAATCGTCTTATATGTTCTAGCAAATAAAGTTACAGTAACTGAACCAGCAAAACCTTGAGGACTACTCCATGTTCCACCAATGGCTGTTTCTCCAATAGTTCCACTACCAAAAGTTCCACTATAACTTCCGTAATAGTGAGTGGCTCCTAGAGCAGATACGTTAGTAACAGAAAACGTTCTATTTCCGTTATCATTGACAGTAAATGAGACTGGTGCTCCAGGATATATAGTGCTATCAGCATCAGATGTAGAGTCAAATCTTGAGCCAAAACTTTGACCTTTATATGTTGATGCAACGTTTACATTAATCACATCCCCAACATATGCAGATGAACTTGGTATTGTAAGAGTTGGAGATGTTGCTCCAGATATAGTTCCAAAAGTAACACTTCCCTCCCGATACCATTGATATGTATGGGTCCACCCTGCATCGCTAAATAAAGGACTCCACCCTGTAGTTCCTGTTGATGGTCTAGTTCCAGTAACAGAAAGAACACCTGATGGTTGAAATGTTCCAGTAATGTATATAAAACTTGCTGTAGGACTTTCTAACGTTAAGTTATTAGTTACGGATGCTTGTCTTGTTCCAATGACATTACATGCACTCCAGTTTGTTGTGCCATCTGCGCCAAATTCATTGAATGTAGGAGTAGTTCCAACTGTTGATACTCCAGTTTGCCCTGCTCCATTATATGCAATTACTGATGATACAAATACTGTTTGACCATTTGACCATGCACCATTGGCAGCATAGTCGTGCTCAATATCAACAAAAGTTACATCTTCAACATTGATAACTCTGGTCCAATCAATACTTCCACCAGTTGCAGCCGAATAAGCATTTATATTGATTCTATAACTTACAGCACTTGTTGATGCTGGTTTTGTCCACGAGATTCTTACATAGTTTTTTCTATTGTTATTTGCAGTAACTGTTTCTGTATGAAATCCACTACTTGTAATAATCCAAAAATCTGTTGGACTTGAAACTGTAGTTGTAGATGTTCCTCCGCCAGGTCTAGTTAGTGTGCTTGTCCAGTTATTCATAGATGTTACGTTGAAAGACCCAACTTTTGCATATGCTGGACCAGTAATAGTTGATGTTGTCCAGTTCCAATCCCATCGGTTGACTACAGTAGAACTTAAAGTAGGAGCACTAACAGTAAACAGTGAAGGTCTATAAGTTTCTGTGTTTGTAACATTTTGAATTGTTACGTTGAAGGCCGCTGGTGCTTTGAGTTCAAAAACATTTGAATATTCAGAAGTTACGTTAGGACTTCCAGTCTGAGCCGCTGTTACACGGAACCTATAGTTACCAGCAGTTGTCTGCGAACTTGAAAATGTCTGAGTAGTTGTATTTCCAGATGCAATCTGAGTATAAGCACCACCACCAACGCTACGCTCAAGAAACCAAGTGTAGGTAATTGTTGTGTCATTTCCTCCACCAGCAGGGTCCCAGGTTCCAACTAGATTTAGACCAGAATATTGAAGAACAAGGTTAGTTGGTGCTGTAAGCGTTCCATCCGACACATCGCGTGTAGCAATAGTTATGTCGCCAGTTCCAGCACCATTTGTATTTACTGCTCTAAGATTACAAACAACAGGACCATTGATGTCAGAACTTTGAATCGTATAAGAACGTGCATTGATAGGGTTTCTTGGGTTTGTTGGGTCACTAATAATAGAATTTCTATAATTTGGTCCGCTATTTGAGTCAAAACTAAACCAATAATAGTCAGGTCTTGTGTCATTTGTGAGAGTGGTAGTTGATTGAAAACTTGGCTCCCAAAAAATAGTATCGCCTACGAAAGGCTGTTTATCTGTTGATGGGTTGCCAGTTAGAGTGTAAGTAATTCCAGTAGATGCTCTTCTTAGACGTAAAAGAGTTCCAGTATTTATTGCTTGACGCTTTTGAATTCTTACATTGTTTGTGAACTGAGTTTCTCCAGATTTTATTACTCTTGCTCTTATATATGCTTGTTTTGATACTTGAAGTCTATATGTATCTATATCGTCTAAAATTCCAGTATTGTTTCCACTGTAAGCAATTGTTTCTAGCGATGTTACATAAGAAGAGTCTGTTGTAAAAGAGGCAGTAGTAGTTGCTCCTGTTAATGTTCCAGAACTTCCTGTAATACTTTCATTTGTCCAACTTGACGTAGTTCCTATTGCATATTGAAATTGATATGCATAACTTCCAGAGGCAGTTGAGCCTCTATACAACTCAATAGCAAGGCCGGCACTTCTTGCAGTTGCTGGAGTTGTTTGTCCAGAAATCCTAAGTATTGGAGTAAATGTTCCACTGCTAAATATTTGAGACCAAGTACTTCCAGTCCAAGCCCAGCCAGAAGACACGGAACGCCAATTGCTGCCGTCCCATGTCCATATGGAGTTCATGGTACGCCAATTGCTGCCGTCCCATACATATCCTGGCATAGTAGTTAGTCCTTTTGTTGTAAGTCTTAGTCTTATGTATATCTAAAAAATATTGCGCCTATGTTTTGGTCTGCCTCGTTTCCAGTGTAGTTTGGTGGTGCTCCTGTTCCAGAGCCCAGACTCTCTCCATATAATTTTACTACTCCAAGTAAATTAATTCTGTCTGCTGACATAGATATGCTACCAGAATCGGTGTAATCAGTAGCAAACTCTATGTAATCTGCACCAGCACCGCTTCCAGTCCATGATGCAATGGTTATTCCTCCTTGACCAGCAAGAATTCCAATAGAGCCAACTAAAGAAGTAGAGCCACCGGCGGTAATAAATATTCTATTTTCATCACCATTAGGAGTAGGGTCACAGTTTAATGATATAGATGGTGATGCAGCAAGACCTCCACCTGAAAGATACATACTTCTACCAACGTTAGGTCCTTCGTAGTATGCATGCATTATTGGAGCATCAAAAGCGTTCTCTCCCCCAAAAGCCATAAGACCTACATTTGCCCCACCCAACTCAAAAGGTCCAATTGTTCCTATTCTGGTATTAGAGTTGTTAAAAAAATGAAGTTCATCTGTGTTAGTCATAGCAATTCGGTTGCCAGTTCCTGAGGTCTGGATAGTAATACCGCTTAATGTTCCAGCAGTAATATTTGTTGCATTTAGTTGTGTTGTTGTTAGTCTTGCTGATGCAATATTTCCAGCAGTAATATTACCGGCATTGATATTAGAAACAGTGATTACGTTAGCGTCAATAGTTCCAGCAGTAAGTTTGCTTGCTGACAAGGAAGCAATAGCGTTATTTCCTAATTGAACTGCTGTTGACCAAGAACCTCCCGTGTAGCGATAAATCCTATTATCATCATCTGTATCAAACCAAAGGTCTCCTTCTGCAAAAGGACCAGTCGCAGGTTGACTTGCTTGACGATAAACTTTATTTTTTCCATCGGCTGTTGTTTGAGCAGCCTGAGCATTAGCAGCAGCCAAAGCAGCGGCGTCTGATGCAGCGTCGGCAGATGCAGAGGCAACAGGGTCTGCTACAGAGATATAAGACTCTGTTGTCTCAGAGTAGACCTGAGATTCACCGGCAGTTGCTCCTGTAGTGGTGATGAGGAATTGACCCTCTTTTGGGTTTTCTATAGTTTGAGCGTAATCATCAGCGGTCTGACCAGGTGGAACTGTCTGAACAACTCCAAAGGTAACTTCATCTGGGCTTACAGAGTTTGGCGCCATAGCAGCCTTAGTGACAACTCTGCTTGATAATTTACTGCGTACAGGACGACGCTCTAAGAAACGTAAGCGACGCTGAACGTCGGCAAGGTTATTGCCAAGGTTTTTATTGCGAGAACGGCGTCTACTAGGCATTCTTCCTATCCTCTCTCCACTCAGAGATTAATTCTAAATCAACTTTTTCTGGGAATGCTGGGCTATCTGGAACAGAAACTTTATATCCAGCAATCTTTCTAACAATAACATTTGTT